TTGAAATCTGAATTAATCTTCGTTTCTTTGTATCAGTTTAATTTGATAATGCAAAGATACACGTTTTTGTGTATACTACAAATAGCATATAAACAAATATGTGTATATAAACACTATTTAACTATTAAAGCAGATTATACCTTATTATAATATGAAGAAAGAAGACAGAAATAGAAATTGGATAGCGCGGATAGCACTGGGATTAAGTGTCATTGCAATATTGCTATGGCTATGCAAATACGAGCCTGTAACATGGACTCTATTCGATTCTATGATTGCTTTTCTTTCTTTCGTTGTAGGAGCATTAGCCGTAATGGTTGGATATAACATTTTTGGGTTAAAAAACGACCTTAAAAATGAAATAGAAGAAAAATTACAGGACATAAGTGACCATCATGTAATTCATACAGCAAAAACTATGATGTATATAGAGATACGCCTGCTACACATGGCTATGAAATTAAAAAATATAGCAGATATAAGGCAATCTATTTACATGATGCTTGAGACCACTGAAAAGACTAAAGATAAGGAAGATATAGATTATGTTATTAATCAGTTGAAAGAACTTAAAACACGATATGGATATACACTGTTTGACGATGCATTCACAAGGAAACTAAAGATTAAACTCGGAAGGATTGGCACTTTCTCTGATAGCGCGCTTCTCTTCCTTCAAGATCTTGAAGTATGATTCTTTTGCATTATCAACAAGCCTGTTTGATTCTTTAAATGGATCCTTACAGATTGTTTTGTTTGGCGTATGAGATGACTCTTCTATTTGCATTCTCATTGATTCAAATAGAAAAGGATTGATTATTACCATAACTATAAAAGTAAAGCGACCAACTCCAAAGTTGCGGTTTGAAGTTAAGTCGCCTATATAGTCCCTTACGGGAATAGTTAAACAAATTAGTTGAAATCATCCGCAACTTGATTCCGACACAAATATACACAAAATTGTTTATATGAAAACAGAAGGTGAAAGAATTTCTGATATTATTTCTCATTTCTGCGAATCAAAAGCTGATTTTGCAAGAAAAATGGAAGAAAGCCCACAAACAATAAGTAATTGGGTATCTCGTGGTGCTGGTAAAAATGTACTCAACAAAATTTTATCAAAATTCCCAGATGTAAATGCAAACTGGCTTCTTACTGGTGAAGGAGAGATGTTGTCTCGTAAAGAAAATAACGAGAATATTGTAATGGAGCCAATTTTGGAATATGGTACTGAACAACCTAAAATCAACTATACAACAGGCGTTCCCTATTATAATGTAGATTTTATAGGTGGTTTTGACCTGATTCTAAACGACCAAACTATAAATCCGGAATATATGATAGATTTTCAAAAATACAATAATGCGGATTGCTGGTGCAATGTTACAGGTCATTCTATGGAACCGGAAATCAATCACGGAGATATAATAGCATTAAAGAAAATAGAAGATAAATCATTTCTTCCACTTGGAGAAGTGTATGCCATCGTTACAACAAACGATATGCGCACTATAAAAAGATTGGGAGCTGGGAAAACTGACGATTCATATACGCTCATCCCATCCAATAAATCACCAGAGTATTCCCCACAACAACTTCCAGCAAGAATGATTAGAACTATATTTCAAGTATTGGGAGCTGTAAAGAGATTTTAGAAACTAAATATATTAAGATTATGAAGAAGATTTTATTTTTGCTTGGACTACTAGTAAGCCATATTACATCCTTCGCCTTTAACACTAGTACCAACTTTGGCTTTAATCAACAAAAGACAGAAGAAGAATACCAACAATATGTAGGAAAATGCTTTACGGTGCGCCCCGCATATGGGCAATTAGAAACATGGGATAAATCTGGATTTAAATTTAATGAATCTTACATTGGCAAGACTTACACTATATCAAAAGTCACAGTTAAAAATATAACTCTTAACGACAAGCCTAATAAAGAAATTTCTATCATTGCTATCGAAAACGGGTCTAAAAGAAAAATTAAATTTAAAGGGTATGAAGAAGTTTCCGTAAAAGTTAGTATATGGAGTGGAGTTAAACAATGGCCACTCATTTCGTATATGCCCATTGTTTTCACTGAACCTTTTGAGGAATACAAACAACTTCATATGGGAAAAATAATACAACACGATATGGTCAAAGATCAATATGAAATTATTGATCTATTTATAGGAAAGGGAGTTGGTAAAGATTATGCGACAGCAGAAATAAATGTAAAAGTTAAAAATAAACGAACTGGGGAAATTATAGAATGTCCGTATTCAATGGTTAAAACTACGCCTTTTCAAAAGGCACTCAAAGGAAGCTATAAGACAGCTTTATTGAAAGTTGAAAAGCCAGAAAAAGCAACAAATCGATATGGTAACACAAAAATCATACAAGACAATGGGATTGATAAATATTCATATAACGACAGCATAATAGACATTGTAATTTTTGGTACTTCAGAGCAATTTAACTTTATGCTAAAAAATGTATCCGATCATTCTCTTAAAATCATTTGGAATGAAGCAGCATTTGTAGGATTAGATGGTTTATCCTCAAAAATTATGCATGTTGGAACAAAATTCTCCGAACGAGAAGGAGACCAACCAGCTACCACAATCATAAAAGGTGCCAAAATTGAAGATTTAGCAACCCCGACATCTAATGTTTATTATGACGATGGTATAAAAATAGGTTATAGCACAATCGGAAATGGATGGAAAAAGCATTCCATGCTCCCTGAAAAATATATAGGAAAAGAAGCTGGCGAAATCAGATTAATGCTGCCCATCCAGATTAGAGATGTTATTAATGAATATACTTTTATTTTCAAGGTATATTACACATATGACCATCCAGAATTATTAAAAAACGAAAAACTTTAATCAAACAAGCAGTGCATATTTATTTTTATGCACTGCTTGTTACAACTACACCTAAATCATACTCCTAATATTCGGAGTATTACAAATTATTCTCTTCTTCAAAGTATGGGGAATGACAAACGACATCAAAGATATAAGGAACAAGTATCTCAAAGACGAGGATGAGAAACAAAGAAAAAACACAGAGCATGACGCTATAACCAAAATAAGTGGCGGTTCTAAACCAACAATATAAGCCGGGCATCATTTCCCGGCTTTTTCTTTTCCAAACACATAGTCAATCACTCTCCTATTGGCATCGTCCACCTTCTTCTGATCGAATTTGATATAGATACTAGTAACATCAGAACCAATCTCATGTCCTAAACCGGCAGATATAGTTTCTTTAGGTATATCAAGTTCCGCAGCCAATGTAGCCCATGAATGGCGGGCCCAATATGTGGACAGATCCGGAAATAACGGTTGGCGAACCTTCTTTCCTCCCAGCCCTTTACGCTCGAATGGCCCTATATTCTTCAGTGCCTTGTTTATCCGACTGATAAAATCTTTGTAATTAGAATACTCGTCCAAAACATTCAAGAGATATTGCCTTCCCTTATATCGATCAATTATACCCTGCGCTTCCGGTTCTATCTTCACTGAATACAATTTTCCAGTTTTTCGACGATGATATTCAATCCGCCCGTTGACTATGTTCTCCTCTTTCAGCAGAAGCATATCCCCTATATTTATGCCGATCAAATAAAACGACAGCATAAATAAGTCCCTGTATCTCTCCTCAAATTCCTCGCATGGATAGGCTTTCAGTACTCTAATCTGCTCGATGGTGAGAGAACGCTTTCGGGTTTCTTCTTTCTTTATCTTGAATTTCCTAAATGGATATAATGTGGTTATCTCTTCATCAATGGCATAGTTGAAAACAGCACGAATATTCCGAATATGAATAGCATAGGCATTTATCTTCATTCCGCTTCCACTCATCCAATTCTCGAATGACACAAGCCATTTTCTGTCCATAGTATCGAATGTACAATTAGGGTCAAAAGCCAGCAGTTTGTTTCGGGTAGTTTCATAAACAATCTTTGTGCCGGCATTATTCTTCAATGAAACAAATTCATCCAAATAATCAATGAATGACTTTTCACTCTTTTTCCTGCCGCTAATAATTTCTTCCAAGTGAGATTTCAGCATCTTATCGGTTATCACTTTAAGCTTTCCCATAGAATGCATGACAAGAAGTTCATTCTCTACAGCGGCAAAGATATTGCGCAATGCTGCATTTTTATATTTATAATTTGGTTCTTTCTTATTATAGCAACTTCCATCCCATGCTTCAATGGCAGAATCAAACCCCGTAGAAAGCAATAATTTGCTTTCATGCTGGATACGTAACTTAATAGGGTATTTATTGTTAGCCTTTGCCCTTCTTGTGTCAAGATAGAAATTAACGGTAGCCATAGTCATTTATTTACGGTGCAAACCGCTTAAATTTGCACCTGATTTGCACCGCAAATATAAGAAATAGCCCACAATAACCACCAATAACAACACGAATAATCAATTAACAAATAAAAAAAGTAGTTAGAAATAAATCTAACTACTTGATTTTCAATAGAGCGGCAAACGGGACTCGAACCCGCGACCCTCAGCTTGGGAAATTTAAAATTAAAAATATAACATATTGATTATAATACATTTAAAAACAAATTGTTTTTATTGTGACGTTTTTGTGATTATACTACATTATTTTCTTTGATTTGTGAAGATAAATATTGCTTCCCTCTTTAGCAAATAAGAATGCAAAAAAAGAGGACACCTTAACGGAAAAGGTATCCTCTCTGCCTGAAATAAACAAGGACGTAAATCAAACGAGCTTCAGACGGGTAAATTCTTGTCCGAGTGCATGTATTCCATTCTCAATCCTTTTTAATTGATTCTCTGATATATACGTGCCACCTTTTTTATATTGCCTCATAAGCGTATCATTAATACCGACATACCGCGCAAAAGCACTTACATTAAGCACACTGTAATATTCAAACAAAGACGATACATCAAATTTAAATACAGGCTCCGCATCAATCAAGCACTCAGGAACTTTCAACCCACTTTCATTACAAGATTCTATTACTTCCTGAATGGAGTTGAAAAAATCATCTTTAGCCTCATTGACTGTAACACCTGTACCCATAAGAGAAACCCCATCGCAATCTACATTGTAAGCGATGTAAGTTCCTGATTTCTGCTTTTCTATAACCACATTCATACTCATATATTGTTTATTTCTGAAAAAGAAACCGGGCATTAAAACCCGATCTCCTTTTTCAGCTTGTTCATCAAGCCGGGGCGCACTTCCTGCGACCAATGACGTTCCAATAAAATGATTTTCCCGTTAACCTTGTTCACGTATATGTCGTGACGACTGCCGTGTTTCAAAAAAACAAAACCATTATCGACCGCCTTTTTCTTCATCTCTTGCCAATTCATACGCTTCGATTTGATTTACACTGCAAATATATAACGTTTTTGTTATATACACAAATAAATATGAGAATAAATTTATTATTTGCACAAAAAAAGAACGACCGCCAGCGAAAAGCACAGCAGCCGTTCAATCCACGTCCCTACTCTCTATCCCATTCTCCCGAGAAGACAATAGCAAAGATATCAATTCTAAAACGAAATACAAAAAGAAAACTATATTAATTAGTTATAAAGAGCCAATTTTGAAACAAAAACCAATCTTCTTAAAAAATTGCCATTAATGCAATATTTTTTACTTGCAAGATAAATGAAGAGAATTAATAGACGGCAAGACTGGCGAGTTTGTATTTTTATTGACAGGAAACGAATATTATGGAATGGGATCGGAAAAACAAGTATAAAACAGATAGCTCCTATAGATTTCTACTGTCTGAGGTATTTTTCCGGGGATTTTTGAGATTTTATTTGATTTTGTTTTACATTCCTGCGCTTAGAATATATTTGGTTAGCCCTTGTCAGATCCTTGATGATCGTTTCATCGAACACTTCCGAATATATCTCTGTTGTCTTGACCGATGTATGCCCCAAGAGTTTTTGAACGGTGGTTATCGGAACGCCTTGGTGAACCAAGAGAGTAGCACAAGTGTGTCTGCTGGTATGGTAGGTAAATTTCTTGCTGATACGCGCCATCCTTCCCAATTTCTGCAATGTCCGATTAGTATCCGAATTGCAGCCTAATGCAGCCAGTTGTTCGATGCTGTCATACTTCCGCATTATGCCCAGTGCCTTCCCGTTAAACAACAGATACAACGGTATGTTGAGTTTTACACCTGTCTTGATGCTGTTCAAGACTAGCCATTCCTTTCCGTCTATCGTTATCAAATTTTTATAGGTAAGCTCTTTAAAATCAGAGAATCTCAGTCCGCAATAGCAGCAAAAGAGAAATGCGTCCAGTATGTGCCGGCTGTTGTTCTTCCTGTCCGGCAGTTCAAGATTCTCCAGCTTCTCCAAGTCTGCGGGCATCAGGAAGTTATGTTCCTTCTTCTCTTTCTTGATCTTGAACTTTCTAAACGGGTATGCCTCCTGTAATATATAACCTTCGTTTATTGCTTCGTTAACCAAGGTACGCAGTATTCTCATGTGCTTCCCTACTGTGTTTACTTTCAGATTCTTGTTTCTCAAAAATGCGTCAAATTCCTTTAGAAACGTATAATTGATGTCCGTGAACTCTATCACGTTCCGAAATTCCTTCAATGTGGCTACCGTGCCCAGCATGTTATCCTTGGTTCCCGGTTTCCTATCGGAATTCACTATAACCTGTTGGGCGAACTTAAGAAACGAAACCACGGGTTTTACCCCCTTCCTTACAGCTTCCTTCAATGTGGATAAGTTAGATTCAAGACCTCTCTTCCAATAGCTTAACTCTATAGCCTGTAATTCCAATATATGCTCATATAGCATTGCATTAAGTTCTTGCGACTGCGGATGGTTGATTACTTGGGCGCCATCCTTACTCCAACATTCCGGCTTTAGATAGACATTGGTTTTAAAGTATACCTTCCTCTGATTCAGATAGGCTTCTATTTGTACAAGGGCTGTCCCCTGTCGGTTTAACTTGTTTTGCCGATTATAAACTAAACGATATCTGATCTTCTCTAACATACTCAACTTTTTGTTTTTAAAGTTAAAAAAATTCTTCTGCATTTACAAAATAAACCACAAAAAATGCTTCTGGGAGAACTGATGCCGATTGCTAATTTAGGAAGTAAAGGGCTCTTGAGAAAAGGCGTTCTTTCTCCTATATTGGTTTGCAATAAAGACTCCGTTCAAGAAGTATGTGTCGTTCGCCTAGCGAGTTCATCTAACGCCTATATCGGTATGATATTGTATGTATATTGGGGTGGTTCTACAGGTCTGTTCTTTATTAATAGTAAGACTGGTAACTCCTATATCATAAGGAAAGTCAACGGTAGTATGATTTCTGAAATAGAGTTCAAACGAAAAAATGATCATCTCTTCGTTCGGAGTAAGGCAAACACAGCTTCATTTCGTGTAAGTGCTTTGTTTTTGGATACTACTGGGGCTGACCTGTCTTTATCCATGAATATAGTTGATGAGAATCTGGATAATGCTGAAGATATAGAAATACTATAATTCTTTGGTAACATGAGGAGCGGACGGGTGTGGACCGGCACCCATCCGTTTTATCTCATTAAAATATGACTGATTTTTAAGATTATGTTGTTTGTATTTGTTTCCAATTAGTCCAAGTTCCATTATTACATATTCGAATAAAAAATCCGCTCTGAAAATCTACAAAAGTTTGTTTGGTGGTGACATCATTAATAGCAATCGTTTCCAAGAATCCATAATTACTTGATGTATTTGGTTTATTATCCAATGATTGGACTTTATCGACAAACATATATCCAGTATTATTAGCTTCATTAAAATCAGTCATACTTCCTCTATATTTTTGTCTGTACCATGTATCATTTATCCCTAACAGTTCTTCCAGATCGGGTTTGTAATCTTTTATTTTGTTGCAATCTCTTTCCATTCTTGGCCTACTCCTGAACGGTAATGCATTGCGCTATTGTCCCATACCAAAGCCAATTGACTTCCTTCAAAAACGAGACATCTTCCTGCTTTCGTAGATGGATTCCCGATAGCAGTATTGGCGTATTGATACGAGCCGTTTAGCTTTGCTTCTGCAAGGTCTGAAACATGACCTCTGTTCCTAAACCATGTATCATTTATCCCTAACAGTCCTTCCAGCTCTCAAATATTGCTAAATTCTTGTCAAGATATAGGAATTTCGATTGCGCCGGATGGTAAATCTAGATTGTTTTCATGGCTTAGATTGAGCCCCCCATTCGTGCCAATGCACAATGTACTGATATACACGTATGCTGATGATTTTACATAAACAATGGTTTTGTTCTCTTTTTTTTGATAATAAACATTAGTTAAATAGGTTCCTCTTTTTATCGAATTAACGGATAGACCATCGCTATATCCTGTTAATAAAACAACAGACGGAGATGAATTTTCATGGTTCTTAAATACTGAAATAAGCATTGATATTCCTGTTGTATCATTTTCAAATTCGGCAATTTTACAATACTTCTGCTGGTTTTTTTGATATGAAGTGGTCATTCTTTGAATTGATGGCATCAATCCATCTTTTTCACTCGTTGCAACACCTATCAGTTCTTCCAGCACATGAGGAACAGGCGGTTTTCATCTCACTCCGTCCGTTTTTCTCATTATGCCTTTTCCCAGCTTCGCCATCTTCCCGAGTCATAAGTTCTTTTATATATATCCGAAGAAGACCTGATATAAAACACTTGTTCAATCACTGTATTATTATGGTTATACACAGTAATAAAACCACTTGAGATTACATCTGATACGGGACCGTCGGTACCATCATAACTTCCACCGATAAAATAAATGCCATTCATAGTAATATCATTGAATGACTTGTATTGAGAAGTATCGTTAATCAATCCCCTAGTGATGAATCCATTCTTACTCATCAATCCGTTATTTTCCGCACTTACTATCGGCAGAAGTCCTTCCAGCTCTGATTTTTGGTGAAAATCATGTCAAAGAAACGGTTCGCCAATCATCCCAAGTTTGATACCATTTCTGTCTTACTCTTAAGATTCTAGTATTCATATCTGATGCAATTTGTAGAGTATAATGATTGATATTAAAGACAACGATACCTCCCCATCCAACAGAGAATGGAGAGTTTACCAAAAGTTTAAAATTGCCAGCGCTATAATATCCTGACTCAAGTTCATTGATATCACCACCCTCAGGTATATCTCCCATTCCCATAAACGGGAACAGTTTCAAACTATTCATCAGTTCTTCCAGCTCTCAATTTTTAAGAAAATCATGTCAAAGAAACGGTTTGCCATTGACCCCAAGTCATACTAAACCATTTCACTCGATATTTATAGGTTTTTCCGTTAAAATTATATAGATTCTGAACACAACAGATATTAGGTTTGCCGATTATAACTAATACACAATTACGGACATTTTCTAATTTTGAATCTTGTGTTATTGAGTATATTCCACTATATTGCATAGAATCTAATTCGTCTTGAGATTCTATGCTTTTAACATCTCTATACCTTAACCACGTATCATTTATCCCTAACAGTCCTCCCAGTACTGAGGCATTGGCTTTCAACGCCTCACTTAATTCCATCTTTTCCATAATATTTTTTATTTACCAGTTTCCAAATTGTTTTTCTTATAATCCTGCCATGAGTCGGCGAGCTGCCCCACCGAAGCGGAAGTGTAGAGGTCAAGTATATGAATCTCGTCATCGGCAAGCTCCACAAGCTCGTTCCGATAGATCTTCTCCGCAAGCACGTGCGCCGGAAGACCGGGCACGTTCCTGTAAATGCCGTCAGCAATATCCTTACGGATATCCGCTATCACCATATCCTGTCTGTCTATCCCCGTGAACAGGGGAAATTTTGTAAAATCAACTTTCATAATATTCTTAATTAAATACTGTTATCCGCAATAAAACATAACCCAATAATTGCCCATACATTTAACGAATCCGGACGCATAATCCAGATCAATGGAGGACATCTCTTTTCCTCCGGGGGCAGGCAGGATGCGCCCGCCTGTCAGTCTTACCCCGCCGCTCATACGTTTGAAGTATATGGTATGTCCCGGAACATCCGGAGGAAGTGTCACTTCTATATTACCCGTATTAATAAACATCACATTGTCATCATTGTTATTCAGGGAAGTGCTGACGGATATGTTCCTCCAGTTGCCCACTATGCCACGGAGAGAAACATAACTGTCATTGTCCGGATGAAGGAAAATGTTACCTCCCTCCACGAACAGGGGAATGCTCGGGGTCTTGATATGCATCCCGAGCATGACATTCGGACTCTGTATGTCAATTCCGGCATCATACGATATCCCTTCGATTGTGACAAATTTCGTGTTCCCTCCGATTTTTACACGTGCAAATGTCCTTTCGTTATAAAACTCAATTTGTCCGGCAGACAGATTGAAACCAACATAAGTATCTGTTGTATCCTTATAAAGAGTTTTTGAGGACAACATGCCGGAATCTATGGAAAACGGACCGATACGTCCGCTATCCGCCGTGATTTTTCCGCTGATGTCCACATTGACCGCCCTGATACCGTCCGCATCAATCATGGACGCCTTGATCTTCTCGGTCAACAACAGCTTGGTGGCGATAAAAGTCCAGCTCTGTGCTACCTCCCAGTATTTTATTTTTCCCGAAGCCACATTCTGTTTGGGGGTTTCCGTCGAAACCGACGTATGCGAACGGATGCACAGGTACAGCAGGTTGTCATAAAGTACAATGTCGTAAAACTGCTGCCCTTGCTTGCCCTCCAGGTAAGACACAGACGCCCCCCATACACGCATACGCATGCGCGCCCCCTTATCTCCCTTGTCACCTTTTGGAGCAAAACTGACCTGTCCGGTTCTAGTCACCAACGGCATATCACCTCCTTATTCCTTGGTTGTGATGGTCCATGCCACGTTGCCTCCTGCCTGCTGGCACATGTCCCAAGTACACGTGCCGGAAGTGGCTGCTGTACCGGAAGTAGACGGGTTAAGGACTACTCCTGCACTGTCCATGAACACGAAATAGAAAGTCATGTCCTTGTACTTGGTGGTACTCCCACGCTTGACCAGAATGGGCTTATAGACCACCGTGTCACCACTTTCCCGGATGGTCTCGTCCTCGGGCGTGGGATTCAGGATCAAATCAAACGGATCGGACGCATCCATTACGGACTGCGTGTCCTGACCGATGAGCTTGCCGCCCTGGTACACCTCCACCTTGAACACCCCTGTCGTGTCAACCATATCGTTGGTGACGGTCAATGTCTGCGCGGTCTTTCCGCTCAGCACGCTCCACGCACCGTTGACCTGGTTGTACCACTTGTAGGTCAAGCCTGTAGTGATCTCGTCACTGCCCATGCGCGCTACGGCTTTCAGAATGCAGCTCTGCCCTTTGTCCCGAAGGGTAAAATACTTGTTGTCACCGGCAATGATCGTCACATGCTTTTGGTTTCCGACCCCCTTGGTAATGGGGATGCTATAGACGAACTGGACGGTGTCGCTGGTATTCCCTATCGTCACGGTAGCTTCACCCTTGATGGTACAAGAGGCCGCTCCGCTCGCCTTGACCAGGTTCTTGACGATCTGCAATCCGTAGTAATCCGTCGTACCGGACTGGTAAGGGATAAACTTGAAATGTCCCGTCTCACCGCCAAACGTGTTGGTGGAGACATTGCCCGAGAACTTGATCTCGACATCATTGAAATACCATTTCATGGAGGAAGGGACCACCAGCCCTTCCGCCACCCGCGAAGAGGTGAGAATGAAGGACAAGACAGGCTTGAGCGATACGAAGTCCGGCGCGATGTTTGTCGGCGCGGACGCTTCGCCCATATACTCCTGATACAGATCTCCCTTATTACACTGGATTGACGGCATATAAACGCCGCCCTTTTGCGAAAATATGACCTGTCCGGTCGCGCTGGCCAAACTCATGACGCTCCTCCTTCCCCGGTCGTTTCCGTACTATCCGTGCCTTCGGAGCTTTCGGTGTTGTCCTCCCCCCAAGAGGCTGGTGTGAATACTTCGACGGGATGGTCCGTACCGTCTATCTCTTCTTTCGCCGCCTGCGGGGTCAGACAGATGCCGCCCACTTCCTTGGCTCTCTCAAATACAGTGTCGCCGGGGAAACGTGCCACGTCCGCCTGCCACAATAATACATTGCCATCCGCTGTCCTGTTGCGGATACCGGTCAGATGCAACCGGTCGGCAACCTCCTTCGTTACTTTAATGTAAAATGCCATAATTCTATTGTTTTTAATGTTATCCAAATTTTCTTACTACTACCGCCTTGCCCCCCTGCGTGAGCACCTTGCCGCCTTGTGTCAGCGCCACGTAAGGGCCTCTGTCCTCCACTTCCAGCTTTAACATCATGCCGTTGCTGAAAGGTATCTTGGGAGAATATCCGCCGGCAACCCTGGCATATCCGGCATCTCCGCTCTTCTTGACGTACCAGTGGCAGTTAAACATGGCGGATGGATTCGGTATAACCCCCATGGTATCCCGAATGACGGGTCTGGGAAAGATGGCGTAAGTCCCATCCGGAACACCCGTAGGTACGCCCTCCCAGTCGGCTTCAATCTTCGGAATCCTGCGGCGTATCACCGTAGAGACTGCCGGGTCCGATGTGCCCGGGGTTGATGCCGGAGTCCCGGAAGCCGCATAGGTGGCCTTGCAGACAATCGTGATGTCATCACCTATATAATTGCGGTCAATCTTATATACATTCTTGTTCAGTGATACAAACTCCCAGTCGTTGTCACCCGCTCCTGTGGTTATCGCCTCCAGCGCTCCCGTAGACAACAGACGGTACCAGAAGAACTTGCATTTGCCCGTAGCCGTCACGTCCGTGTCGCCTACCATCAGTTTAGCGGTGATGGTCTGTGCGGTGATGTCACGCACCGGGTTCCAGTCCAGCGTGGACGGGCTGTCTATCGTCAATACGGGGATCGCATCCGTACCGTCAACCGCGCGGACAAGACAGCTCATCTGAAAAGTAAACAGCTGTCCGGTACGTGTGTCGGCATATTCCGCGTAAAACTCCAGCGTGACGGGTTTTAGGACGGTGACATTTTTTTTCATTGTGATCTGTCCCTTGCTGTCACCGGACTCCGTAATGCTGTAGCCTGTGTTTGTCGATGTGATAAGTGTGCGTGTGGTTCCGATGCGCTCGTACCACTTCATGTTGGTCAGCCTGGAGTTGACCGCCCCGATTTTAGTCACCGCTTCCGGATCGGTGGCGTTGCACCGCGGAAACAGGACCAGCGGTGTCAGCGTATAGTCCGGAGTGTATTCAGCTTTGTCAGCCTGGTAGACCTGCACGTCCGGCACGCTGCCCACCACCTCGATGTTACAACTGGTTTGTAACAGCCGGTAGTTGATTTCTATTTTTCGTTGCTTTGTTGCCATTGTATAAAACCATTTTAAAATGTTACAAAATTCTCCGCCACTTCAAACTGCTGCCCGTCACGCAATAACGCCTGTGCTTTAAACGTACACACCCGCATGTTGGTATAATTCGGTCCGAGATCATCTATCGTCAGAGGAAGATTTTTCCCGGCGCCGGCACGCTTCACCGCCCATGCGTTATCTTCTGATACATTCCCGGTATCACGCGTCCAGCTCACATCAGCGTCAAGTATATGATCTGTCACGTCACGGTTGTACAGCTTGCCGGTAATATATAACGTTGTGGAAAAAGTCTCGATATCAAAATACCACCCCTTTGTGCTGCCGATCTCTATCGTAAATTCCGGGTTCCCTTCCAGCATCGCCCATCCGGCCGCCGCATATTGCGGTTCGTCGGCTGTTCCCGTCATCAGGCACTTCCATTTGCAGCCGTAGTGCCAAACCGTGTCCGCCCGCTCCTGCGTATTGGTGTAAGGATTGTCAGAGGACGCGACTTCGGCCGACCAAAAGCCACGGTCCACCAGTTCCTGTACGGGCAGTCCCTGCCAGTCCACCCGGTAAAGTTCACCGAAGATGCCGGCACGGGCGAATATGTACGAGTGCTTATAGTTGATGGGGAGATTGTCAAACAAATCCAGATTGGGCAAACGTCCCAATATCATGTAGTAGTTGTTCTGTTCCAGGACAGGTTTCGTTACTCCTTCCAGCCATACCAGGCACTTGTCCGTGGTGGCGGACAAATACCAGTAGCTTTGCCTGTCCTCATTGATGGCATTGCCCCTGCGCGTGATAATCATCAGCTCAGTAGGGGGATAGTTCTGGCCTCCCGGAACCTCGCTGTCCGGATACACCAGTACCGAGATGGAGTTGGCCGCTATGTTCTTCGACAGCACACGTACCCATGAAGTGTAATACTCCCCCGTAGAAAAGAGGTTGTTTACAATCCCGTACACTATATCCCCCTCCTGGAATGCGGTGAAGTCATTCTCCCAACGCTTGCGCAATTTCAGGGTATAGGTTCCGTCGCTCTCCAAAGTCACGGACTCAATGACCCCGTTCTCGGAGTAAGACGTATCGCCCTCTTGTGCGTTCAGGCGGTTATAGATGACCTCCTTGAACACTGCGGAACCGCGCACCTCAAGACGCTCGAACTGGCCGCGCCCGTCAGGATAGATACCGGCACCCTTACCGGCAATCATGGAGTCGATGAAATCACCGAACTTGGCGCCTTTCAAAAAAGTGATCAGACCGTTGGAGGTGTCGCTATTTATCTTTGAGATAAAATAACGGGATATTCTGCCAAGAATATCTGACACGTTGAGAGAGGCACCCATCCTCTCACCTATGATATCCCCGGCTATCTCTGTAATCGTACTTCTCAAAGCGGAAACATTGGCGGACAACTTATCTGTTAGCTCCACGGATATATCATACAGGCAATTTTTATCCGCCTTACAAGTAAATGAGTTCACATACATGAAGTATTCCTTATCATTATACTTTATGTATATACGCGAGTTCTCATTCAACAGACCAGCTAACATACTGTTTTCTGCAAGGAAGACACGTGAGAAACTTACGGAAAAAGAGAACTTCTCATCGTTGTTTTCAGACATATACTTTATCAACGCCTCATCTAATCTCTTCTCGGCGGCAAGCACAAGAGATTTCGGCATTTTAATACCTGTAATCACAAACTTATCCCCAACAGAAGGTTTATAGTTATTTGTGGCATTAGGCATAACAACCCCGAAAGTAGTATTGTCCTTTTTTACCGCAATCCAAACCTCATTTGTAGAAGTGTTTTGTTGGCTTTCTATATATTGGGATGTTTGTGAAGTAACCTTCTGTTCAAAATCTCCTGCTGGTAAGTTCCCGGAAGAATCCACCAATACAGGATTGAATGCCCTTCCCGGCTCATTGTCCTTATAGGTAACTCCTATTTCAAACTCGCAAGCAGCACAATTACCCGTAGTCATATTGATTACAGCCGTACCACCTTCCAAACCTTGTTCGAACAGGTTAAAACCGTAATCCCCATTATATATATGTAATTTTATGTAGAAATAAGAATGTACATACTCATCCGTGCCATTGAATATATTATTCCCTTCTCCTGTTCCGAGTTCGTCACTATCGTTATCATCAAAAGCAATATCCGCAATCTCACCAAATAACTGTCCCGAAGCGTTTGTTACATTTTCTATGGTAGGCTTTATATCGCTAAAATCTACCTTTATCTCTTTTACTTTCTTAGAAGAATATGTATTTTTGAAAAAATAGTAATCATTTGTACCGGGTATTTTATACGTATCGTTAAGTGCATTGTAGAATCTTTCCGCTCCATTTGTTTGTCTATAAATGGAAGGCATAAGGTTTTGCGTGCGTTCTATAGTACCTTTTTCATCATCATTCGGATAGTAGAAAGGTATGTTGTCAGAGCTACCAACACCAGTAACGCGATTGACGGTCTTATAATTGGCGTTTGTCTTTTTTATTGATACAAGCCCTTTCTTGTACTCGAAAGGAGTAGAAATTACATTCTCTGTATATCCTATGTGACAAACCTTACCTACAAAGTAATAAGGAAGTTCGTATATGGTATATATGGACTGTAACGCTTCTGCAAGGTATACGCTGTCAAGAGAAACAAGTTTGCTTTCAGAAGTAATATCTTCATCAATCACTATCGAATATCCGATACCCGATTTTGCCATTGAAGCGTTAAGGCGACCAACAAACTCGTTTATATCCCCCATGAACTTGACGGAAGTGGAATTGGAGTGATACGTGTCTTCCCCGGCTGTCACCACGTCCATGAAATATACGTTTTCCAGCACGATACGTTCTGAAACGAATTGAAGCTCATGCTTGTACATGATACTCTTGTTGTCCTTTGAGGATGTAGGCACTTGGTCAATATAATATTTTTCCCCCCTAAACTCAACAAACTCTTCTCCTGTCCATAGTTCGTCTAAGCATGAAGGATAGTTCAGTGTAGCGGTCAGTGTGGGAGTTCCTGCCATACGTTGTGCCGTATAGGTGTACTCACCTAATTTTGCAGGCATATCAGCATTCGGAAATTTTACTTTACTTCCTTGCGTATCAAGCTTTAAAATGTACAGACTTTCCTTTTCCATTTATTCTTTTACCACATCAATTTGTTCCGTAACTCCTTTGTCCTTTTTTTGCTGTTTCTCCAACAGCTTTTGAGCCTCTTCCTTCTCCTTTGCTATACGTTGTTCTTCATCGGGAACGGATTCGGTGTTTTTCTCAATGGCTGTTTTTGTGGAAAGAATGCCGGCTTGCTTCATTGAGATAAGTATGTTATTATACTCCGTTGCGCTGAACGGCTGCCAAATCTTGAACTTGCAGCTTACACGGAGTTTCTTAAACTCGGTAACGGCATTGGAATTTTCTCCTTTGTTCACAAGCTCCTTTGCAAGCCCTTCCTTGAACAGGCGCATCATCTTGTCGGCGAAATTCTGCCACTCGATAACACCCTGTTGGGCGTTCTTCAAGTCCAGGTCACGGGTAAGCGTGATAGCCAGTGCGCTTATGTCACCACTTGACTTTACATCTTTCGGCAAAAGGAAAGTGCAGGATGTATTTATCTGTATCTTCTCGAACAAATCTTGCAGACTGTCAAGCATACCTTGCGGACTGGGCGGTGCTTTGAACTCCGCACTTCCGTTCCCGTCCATAGACTTGTCCTGCAAAATGATACTCCCGGCAAGTTTCTTTGTCGTTTCTGACAAATTGCCTTTGATATACAGAATGCCCCAGCCGTTCCGTTTCTGAATGACAAAGAAGATGTTGTAGATAATTTCGTAAATCTCGATAAGGCTCTGGCCGTTGTTCCACGCCACATTACCGCGTTTGGTACACAATGGTATCTCGCTGAAACCGTGCAATATAGGACGTTCTCTTACAAAACCGTCATCGCCTGCTTCTTCACCGTCTATCGGTGTGTGCATACGGTACATGTAGGTATCATCGTAACTGTCAATGTATTCCACACCGTCCGCATCGGCATAATAGACACTTTCAAGAAGCCTGTCACCGTTGTTGTCATTGTGTGATATGATTACGTAACCATCTTCATAACTTATCAGGCGGCACTTGATACGTCCTTTATAGTCATAATAAAACAGAAGTCCTGCATCGCCTGTTGCAAGTTGCGAACGGACTGCTTTTGTACGCCATCCATCCATATTCCTGTCTACCCAATACTCCTTGATTGTGGAATAGTTGGCTTTATCTTTCTCGGAAGGAGTGCCACCTCTCAAAGACAATGTACAGGGATTCCCGCAAAGGTAGATTACGTGGCTCGCCAGTATCTGTTCTTGGAAAGCTAATGCCGTGCGCTGGAACTTGATTTCCTGATATCCTCCATCTTCTAACTTGACGCAAATGCTCGGCAAGTTTTGATCAAATAATACCTCATGGCTCATCGGGTCAAGCTCTTTCAGAAACTTTTCCTGCGAAACGATATTCTTTTTTACATTCGGAAGCCTTGCCGTGCGTGTTTCGGTAATGGTTGCGGACTGACCGTCGGAATAGTCGTTTGTAGAGCAAGTGTCACTTCCTCTGAAAAACGGTTTCTTCTGCAACAAGGCATTTACGTTCCGCAATAGATATGTTTTTTTCTCTTCCCGTGTCATTTTTCCGCATCAATTAGGTTGTAATACTTCATACAGGCTTCCTTGCTCGGCATTGCAGAACACTCTCTCGAAGTCCATTTGCAGATAATGTCGTGCTTCTGCGGAACAACGATTATTCGCTTCTGCCCCTCTTCCTCTTCAATATTGAATTTATCGTTCAGCTTCACGCGTGCATCCAACACGACCTTACTTGCTTTGATAAAAGTGTCTGAATCTCCACTTGTTTTCGCATCGTCAGCAATCTGTTTCATCTCCGATATTTCTTTCAGCAATGCTTCTCGGTTCTCATCTTTAGATATGGTAGTGATAGCACCGATGCCGAAAGGTTTCAGTTTCTCGGCAAGCATGGATAACACCTTGTTTGAAGGCTTTTCATCTTCTTGGTAAGCAACCTTTGCGGCAAGAGCCTTATCTACGAAAGAATCACACATTACCAAATAGGCAACATCTCTTACCCTTGCTTCAATTCCTTCTGTTTTAAGGGAATTGAGAATATCCTTTATGTCGTTATAGCTTATCATGTCCTAATACCATAAATGTTCATCGTAAATACTTCCTTCTGTCTGTGCATGGAACGCTTGTTTGGTTTCTTCTTCGTGATTGTAATACCCTGCTTGAATCTCATTCCCGTATTCAATGTTAGCGCACGGAAGCATTCTCATAGCGCATGGGTCTAACAAATCCATCGATCTGCCTTTCCCCAACATCTGATTCATTTTCTTCTTGTTCCAAAGCCGTTTCTTTCCGCTCTGCATATCATCAAACCGTACAACAGAGCATTCTTCCATAAACTCGTTCTCAACCGTCACTTTGTATTTCAGGTTCTGGTGAGTGTATGTCTGTACGGCAAGTTTATCGTCAAAGGTTAGATTACCTTCCTCGATCATCTTGCATAATCTGATATAGCACATATCCTTTACTGTCATTGCGGTAAGTTGGTAAAGCCCGAAAGGTTTATTTAGTGAGATATAAGGTACTGCATCGGGAATGTAATCATTAAAATACCGTCCGGCAGTCGCGTCAAAAATGATATGGCTTTCGGCTGTTCCATGCTCAAATGCAAATGTCTTCACTGCCATAGCGTTTTCTCTCGGAGTGGACTTGCTAAGAATGAGAATGTCGTATGCGTGAAATCCATCCCATGCAAGTGCAACAAGGTTGTCTGTACCATAATCCGCCAAATCCACGGTAATCCATTTGTCACCGTTCACGGCTGGGTTGTTGTTGAATACGCCTTGTGCGGAAGTGGACGATATGGGTATCTTTTCGTCTTCTTCGGGGTCAACATTGAAGTTTCCCTCAAACAGAGCTTGCGCCATTTTACCACCCGAAGCGGCAACAGAGCCTATGTAATTCGGATTGTTGTCGGTCATAGCCTTATTCTCAGATAAATGTCCTTGATAGAACACGAAAGACTTAATCATATTATGATAGGTAAAATCACCACCAATACGTGCTAATTTCCTATCAATGTCTATTTTGCATTTGGCATAAACTTCTTCTTTTGAATCCCCCCAAACCACATCATCAACGGTAGAACCGTTCACATAGAAGTATCTCACTTTCCCGTTTCTATCCGGCATAATAAAACCGTCAACCCCAATGTACCAATCCAAGAACTTTCTCGTCCAATGGCTACGTTTCGGGTTAAGGGTAGCAAAGAACTTTCCTGTAAATGTTTTTGAACGCCCACGGTTACGGGTCTGTACATAGCTGAACGCTTCCCAAGACATTTCGGTAATTTCGTCAATACATATCGCATCAATCTGTTTACCTTTCCATTGTTCGCGCATTTTGTCAAGATTGGTATCATCTATATATGTCAAGTCGCAATATGCACCACTTGGGAATGTGATACGTGGGCTATCTGCTGTCTTTACAGAACAGTAGTCGCCGAAAATAGATTTGAATGTATCAACGAAACCTCCACCACTTTTTTGCGACTGCAAAGACCTACGTGTAATAACCGCACGGAAATCTGGGTCTGTCATTAACGGCTCAGCAAGCGCAAGAACAAGGGCAAAAGAGTTGTGAGTAACAATAAAATCATTAGTGATAAACAAGCCAGAAGGCTTATCCACAGTAATACATCGCCCCTCTCTTACTCCTAAATACTCTACACTTTTAATTGTTCTGTGAGTGTAAAACTTATTATCTTTTAATCTATCTCTTTTCCTTTTTACTGTAACAAGGTCTTTCATACTATCTCCATATCCGGATATAGTAACTGTATAAAGTGTATTCCCTGTTAAATTCCTTTTATTGCCACACTTATTTGCCGTAGTACACGGTTTGCTATTTATTGATGCCCACATCCCCAATGATCGAACAATAAAAGCAACATCTTCTGCAAGTTGCTTGCTGATTGAATAGTAATACATACTACCATCCGGATCAACATATCCATCTGTGTCAATAAGACCTTGTATAAGTTCTTTCCTATTTTGAATGCTTGCATACTTATACATATCTGGGACAAACTTATTGTGTGCTTTATGGCAAGACAGTCCGAGACTTTTTATTTTATCTATAATATCTTTACCATATATGTTATAATTATAGCATCCCGGCTGCCTCTTTTTATGGCTCATATCAAACCATCTTTTAACAAATCTTTTTTCTATCTCATAATCTCTTGAAGTAAGGCTTACCATATAATTTTTTATGGAAGAATCAGACATACATCCATTACCAAGCAATGCCCCCATCACATAAGATGGGATAGGCAATCTTTGATTACTTCTAAAAATTACAGGCTCTGTAAAAGGAATACTAAATCTCTTTTTTGTGCTATTATATGATACGAACAAGTCCTCCGCAGAAAGTATTCTCCAAGATCTATTTTGGTATCCGTTCCTTTTTACTGTCCACAAATGTCCAGAAGAACAATCGCAATGCGTACCGTCATTAAAAGTTATCCTATAATACGGGTGTTTCTCTATTGGATGCACAATAATAACGGTTTCTGTTTTCCCACTACAAGGATTGGTTATTTTGTCTCCTACCTTTATTTCTGAAACCTTCTTAAATCCATTCGGAGTACACACTAATTCATTTAGCAACAGCGCTTTACCTGTTCCTAATCCCGCACCTCCAAAGTTTACATCCACACACGATGACGCAAACTGCATTTGGAATCCTTCTTGCGGCTTGATTACGACTTCTCTATGTACTTCTTGCTCTTTCATCAAAAGCAAAAATACCTCTTAATAATAAGGTAATATATACTTAAACCAATGTCTATTTATCATAGTGATAAATACAGTGATTTTTTTATAGTTATACCTTTTTATTAAAGCATTACTTTCGCATATAATCATTATAAAACATATAGTGTATGAAGTTTACGAAAGAGCAATTTTCAGAAGCACTGAAAGTGAAACTCACCAACAACGGCAAGAAAAACTTAGCTATGAGTGAGAGAAGTTTCAACGGCAAAGTAGAAAGAATCTACAAGCGGTTGGAGAAAGCGAGTGATAAGGACGAGTTGGAACTGGATGATGTTGTTGCCGACTACTTGGATGACTTACAAGAGGACGATAACAACATACGAAATGACAACTCAAAATTTATAAAAGAGTGGGAAAAGAATCATCCGAACAAGGACGATAGAAGTGATAACAAGGATGACAAAGGAGACGAAAGCAAACTGGATAAGTTGCTCAAAGAACTCCAAGATTTGAAATCAGAGCGTGAGGAAGAGAAAAAGGTAAAAGCTATCTCAGACAAACGCAATCAACTCAAATTAGCCTTAAAAGGGAAAGAGGTCAAGAACGAGGATTGGATTAACGACCAACTCGAATTGATTCACATTGATTCTGAAACAGATGTTGATGCTCTCACAGAAAGACTGGTCAAGAGCTACAATAAGTTTAATGCTAACACTCCACCCGACATCACTCCGGGCGGCACGGGAGGCGGTAAGGAAAAGACCGATGACTTTGCCGATGTGGCTGCTGTCGTAAAGAAGCAGTCGCACAGAGAAGAAAAATAATAATCATTTAAACCAAAAAGAAAATGTCAGATTTCTATCAGCAAATTCTATTGAACAGTGGCTACCTTCCCGGTAGAGCATTGGTTCAGGCTCGCGGAAGCATTGGTGGTCATCGCTATGTCTTCGTGAAGTTACAGATGAGCGGGAAGGACGCACTTGTATTTCCTACCAGTGGTGGAATTGTTAAAAACCCATTCAAAGGTAATGCAAGAGCTTTTGCCGGAACGCTCGCTGAATATATTCCCAGCAATGGTTCTAATGGAAGCGAAATACGTATCCTAAAATCGTATGCGGTTGCAGAAGCTACAACTGAAGCTACAGACACAGTTATTTACCTGATAAGAGACGGATATTCTCTTATCCCATTTGTAGGAGATGCCCTCATGGTAGCACCTTCTACATTGACAGACAAAGGCACAGCGGTAACAGTTACAGCCGTTGAAAAAGCGACTAACGGATCGGCTGGCGATGTTTGGAAAGTTACATTGAGCGCAACCCTCGGATCATTAACAACTTCATCTGTTCTTGTTGAAGCGAAAGAAGCAGGCTCTGGTAAAGAAGCTATGGTCACTAATCCTAACTCATACCTTCCCTGCGACTTTGATTTTGTTTTTGACCCGGCTACATCCGAAGATGATTTCGATGGTGCAAGATACCTTATCACTCCTGCATTGGCATTAGGAGATGTATTCCTCTACGAAGACCGTATGCAACCTCTTTCGGCTGCATTAAAAGCTTTGAACAAGAGCAAGGTTAAGGGTTGGTTTAACATTTAAAATTGACGAGACTATGCCTAAATTTGATTTTAATAACAGCAGATATGCAAGATTCTTTTCTGACAAGACCAATCAACGTTTCTTGCAATCCTTTGTCAATACAGAAGGTCTGCTATACACTAATTATGGTTGGTACAAGACTCAAGGTGTAAAAGCTGGTGCTCCCACACCTACCGCCCCTAATGGCATTGCTACTTTTTCTGTGAAAGGACGTGACTTGAAAGCCGCTCCTTTGATGGATTTGCGTGCACCTCTTGGTGACAGTAATCAAATGGATAAGGACGGCCTGTACTGGTACACCGCATCCATTCCTGATTTTATCGCTCCCGGTTTCGTTGAAACAGCTATGGAACGTGAAGCAAAAGAACAACAGTTTGAGTTGTTTGGAAACGATACCGATTTGGTAGTCGCTTGGGTACATACATTACAGTCACAGCTTGATAGTGCGGACGCAACCATGAACTTCATGACTGCACAGTTAATGTCTAAAGGTAATATTGACTACCGCAATATCGCACGTGGTATTCAAATTCCGTTGCACAAAGCAGACATTCCGGATGAAAATTTCACTAAAGCAGGAACTAAGGTGTGGACTGACGCTGAATGCAAGATTCTGAGCCAAATGGCGGAAAAAGAGAAAAAATATCGTGAAAAATGGGGATATGAAGGTGCAATGGTATGGCAGGTTACACGCAAGATGTTTTACGAAGTAATGTTGCAAAATGCCGAAGTTAAGGAATTGATTGAAAGTTTCAAGAAAAATCCTTTAGCTTACATCGCAACAACCGCTACTGCGCCTACTACACGTGAGTTGTTCTTAGCAGCTTTCCGTGATTATCCCGGTGTATCTCCAATTGAAATTGTAGAAGAGCGTGAGCGTAATCTTACCAATACTGGAGACACATTCGTGCAAGGTTGGGATGATAAGATTGCAGTTCTCCGTCCTGCCGGATATGCTTGTGAGTTTGAATACACCAATAACTTAGACAAACAGATGTTTGACAAGTATGGTTCAAGCGTAATAACTAAAATTTTTGCTCAGGCTAATGATGGTCTTTGCACGATTGTGAATACAACGACAAACAACGGGCTGTATAAGGAATGGCATACGGATGTGATGATGTCAGCTTGTCCTGCACTGAAAACATTCCGCAATCACGTCATTGTAGACACAAGTCAGGCAGACGATTAATGTACAACACATTGCAGCAGTAGCAGTTATGGAAAAATCATTTGACCCGATAGCATACCTCAATGGGCTTACGAGATTTGTCTTTGAAGATGATGCGCTTGAAAATATCGCATACGAAAACGGTTTGATGTTTATTTCAGACCGTTCCGAAATAGATGAATGCACTAAAGACCATTGCCTTATCGCACTGTACGAGCTTGTCATTAACGGTCCGTGGTCTGTGGCTTCATCATCACTCCAACATGGCAGTTACAGACAGGACATAGGTAGTGAGACGGTAACGGCTGCCATAATCCAAAACTTAAAAGACCGTCTGAAAGCACTGTACAAAAAGTATGGTGAAGAAGAAGCGTTGGAAAACATGGATTTTGGTAGTATGAGTTGGGTCAATGAAAATTCATTAGATGTATAGCTTATGCGTCTCAAAAGAAAAGCAATAGCAGAATACCCGTTTCATGGCACATTCTACACCGTGATAACGAATAAGCCGGAGGACGGAGACCTTCTCGGTAACGGAGGATTGCTTGACGGTGATTTGCTAGGCGGTGAAGATACGGATGGTTCTCTCAATGCGAAAATAACTGAGAAAAACGAAGGGAATACGGAAACTTTGGAAGAAACCATCCTTCTTGAAACCGAATGCGATATACAGCAAGCCTCCAAGATGTTCAATGGCGGCACTATCATGGCAGACTATAACGTGTTTTTCCCATTAAAAAAAAGTAGCATTTCACCTGTAAAAATTGGAGATATGTTTAGATGTCCAAAGGAAAGTTACGGAATAGGCATTAACGGTCGTGTTATAGGAATGGAAATTAGCCAGCTTGGTGGCGTGAAAGTTAACATCAAAATGAGTGAAGTAGGTTAAGTATGGCAAAGACCAAGCAAAGTGCAATCACCCGTATTGTTGATTTACTCGCAAACGAGGGACAGAAGATAGTGGCCAAGGAACTGGCTAAAGTTTCCTATACCTACCGAAGCCTCAATTTGAGAGATAGTTACGGTTGGGGAGTATATGTTGACGGAAAGCTTGCCAGAAAGGGATATACCGCCAGCTCTCCCGGAATAAAGAAAAAATGGTATGGTGAGGAAATTACCGGTTATGAAGCAGTGGTTGAATACTTGGAATCCAAATATAAGCCACATCCGGGAATTGATTTGGTAGTTGTAGCCGCCATGCCTTACGGAGAAATACTACAAAATGCAGAAGGTAACGTGAAGAAGAAATATGAAGTGATAGCAGTGGCACGTAATGAAGTTAAGGCATTATCACGGAAATTCAAGAACGCGAAGTTCGGCATTATCAGTCACGGTAAACAAGACAATATATGAATGATTTATATAAAACTGGCAGCATGATAGAGAATTTTCTATCCATGTTACTTACAAAAGCAAAGATTTCATCAATAATCTCTTTTGATGAAACACCGCTGACAATAAGTAGTGACAGCACGGACATGATCGTTGTAGATGTTCTTAGCGTGAATGATTACGGAGGAGAGGCGAAATGTTCCGCCAACATATTCCTCTATGCGAAGTCCACGGACAGTTTGGGATCAAAGCCAGTAAAAAAACTGTTCGACATGGAAAAAACACTATTCTCGGCAATTGACCAATCCAACGACAAGCATTTCGTCATAACAAGCTGTGAACTGATAGGTAAAGAAAGTAAAAATTCCGGAAACTTCTATTGCAATGTGTACAATATCGGGATAACAATAAGATAAACAGATTATTAACAAGATAACACATTTTAATTATGGCAGTAAACAATACTGGCGCAACAGCCAAAAAATTTATCAAACCTTCTTACATCGTGGCAACTCTGTTCACTGGTACTGAAGAAGGCGACGTGCCAAAGGGTGACTCTTACATTCTTGAAGATGTAGTTGAAGATACCACTTCAATCGCTCAAGACGATAATGATGTAAACGACATCGAGTGTGAAACTTCCGACAGTCCTATTCTTTCCATCGTGAAACTCGGCAAATACCAATTTACAGCTGAGGTCGCAGATACACAAAAAGATCTGCTAATCGCTCTCATGGGATTTACGGCTGGAACTACTGTTTCTACCAAATACTTTGCTCCTGCTCAATACAAGAAATTGTATGCAAAGATTGACGTAGTGTTTGAGGAAGGGGAAACGATGACAGCATTTGTGGTTCCAAAATTACAACTTAATTCCAAGCTAATGCTTGAATCATTAAACTCCAATATTGGACGTATCAGTCTTGCAGGAACAGCGTATGATGCAAATGTCGCCGATGGAGCAAAGACTATCAGAACTCCGTTTTATGTGGATTCCGCTTATACCCTACCATCGGCAGGATAACCCATAATAGATAAGAAGATTGTTTTACAGGGCGGTAGGCTGGATATGCCGCCGCCCTTCATGCTTATAATCATGGCAGTATATAGAGCAAAGAAAAAAGATACACAACCAAAGAAAGACGCTGTAACAGCTCATACTCCTGTATCCAATGAATCAATGGAACGTTTGGCAAGGATAATGAATGACAGCCCAAGCATTATGAAACTCCACGGTACGGAATGGTGTATCACAGGATTAAAGCCCGGTGTCCAATGGCTCATTGCGGAACAAGCGTGCCGGATTGTCAAAGGAGAGAAACTGAGCATGGGAGATGTTATCAAGGAGTTTGCAGTAAATCTACCAGCAGTGGCACATGTAATAACGCTTGCACTTCTCAATGACAAGGACAGGATATTCTCTGATTATGAGAAAAAAGAACTTTCAGATGACTACCACAAAGTCTATGACCTTCTAATGTGGGGGGAATACGACATAAAGGATTGGGCTTTATTGCTCGGTGAAATCCTTAACCTCATAAGCACGGATTTTTTTTTCGAGAGTATCAATGTGATTCAGACCGTGAGGGAGATGACACTGGCGAGGAAGATGAAGAAAACGGAACAAAGCTGATAATATCCCGTACCGAATGGGGGCAGATGATTGATTTTCTGCGCTCCAACACTTGGTGCTCTCGTGAAGAATATTTATGGGAAATGACGGTCGGGCAAGTCCGGTTAAGCTCGTTTGATTTTTCCCATGTAGAATACGGAAATAAGGATAAGAAAAAGAAGAAGGTCAACAAGATAAGTTCGGTTGACGATTTGAAGAATTTGAATGATTTGGGTATGCCCATAATTAATAAAAAAGGATAACGATATGCCAGATAATGAAGCAGGAGCATTCCTCAACATAACACCTGATGTATTAAAGAAGTTGGACAGTTTCGATGAGAAGCTGGAGAAGATAGAGAAACATGCACATACGGCTGCGGATGCGTTGAAGAACGGTTTTGGCAGTGTGGTAGTAGATACAAGAAAATTGGAAAGCGCAATCGCTTCGTTAGCCAGCAAAATAGGCGCGCTGAATACGACAAGTAATTCGGTCGGGAACATAGGCACGGCGGCACAAGGTTCTGCAAGGGGTGTTTCGTCCATGAACGAAAGCCTTACACGTGCTGCATGGTTGCTTAACCAGATAGGAAATATCAGAATAGGTCAAAATTCATTCAGCGGTTGGAACATAGCCGAACTGAAAGAGGGCATTTCTGACATAAAGAAGTTCGTTGAGAACACCAAGACGCTTTCAAAAGCGCAACAGCAACAAGCGGTTGAAGCCATGCGCTACATGAAAATGGAGCTGGACTACCAACGTCAGACAGATGAACAAAGGGCGCAATCGGCTGAAAAGGCGGCACAACGCAAAGAAGCAGCCGACAGACGTGCTTACAAGGCTGGGGCAGACTTGGCAAAAGCGCAAAACTACAAACAGAATACAACCGCACAGGGTGCGCTTGACTTTTCTAAAACAGCAAATACACTTCAACGGCAAATCACGGCAATAGAGTACCTAAAAAAAGCTCGTTTGTCTTTGAATACTACCGATGCGAACTATAAGAGCACGCTTGAACAGATAAACCAAGCCATCGCCAGACACAACCAAGCGTTGACAGAAGCTGGAGTTAAATCACAGCAGCTTGCCACACGCCATCGCAACCTAATGGATACGGCTGGGCAATTAAGCCGCCAGCTTGCCTTGTTGTTCTCTGTATCACAAATTGAGGGATATATCAGTAAATTGGCAAATGTGCGCGGAGAATTTGAACTGCAACAGCGTTCGTTGGAAGCCATTTTACAGAATAAAGCGCAAGCGGACCAGATATTCAACAAGACCGTCCAGCTTGCTGTAAAGTCGCCATTCCAAATTAAGGAACTGGTTACATTCACAAAACAGCTTGCAGCATACCGTATTGAATCGGATAAGTTGTATGACACAACTAAACGACTTGCTGACGTATCCGCTGGTTTAGGTGTTGATATGGGCAGACTTATTCTTGCTTATGGGCAGGTCAAAGCGGCAGCATACTTGCGTGGTACGGAGGTTCGTCAGTTTACGGAAGCAGGTATAAACTTGTATGGAGAGTTGCAACGCTATTTTGAAGAAGTCAAAGGCGAAGCATATACCACAGCCCAAATTGTGGATATGATTTCAAAACGAAAAGTAACTTTTGAGGATATTGAGAACATCTTCAAACGGTTAACTGACAGCGGAGGATTGTTCTACAATATGCAGGAAATCCAAGCCGAAACTTTACGAGGTAAAATTTCCAACTTGAAGGACAGTATCGATGTTATGCTTAACTCAATCGGTAAGGCTAATGAAGATACACTGAAAGGCTCTATTGATTCAATTAAAGTGTTGATTGATAATTGGGAGACAGTTGTTGAAGTTGCAAAGACGTTCGGAGTTGTCATTGGCTCTTTGGCTATAGCTTCAAAATTCAAATTAGCATCAAAGGGAGCAATGACATTATCAACATTGTTGAATAAAGGAGTTGATTCTGCTTTTGCATTCGGTAAAGCCCTAAAAGCATCTTTGCCATTAATGGCTTTAGGGTTGTCTATCCAGTATGTAACAAACCTTGTAAGCAGGCTGAATGAATACAACAAAACAATATCAAACATTGGTAATAAGAAATACGAAGCAAAGCTCAAAATTGCAGAATTTGACAATGAGGCAAAAACTGATGCAAGAAAAGCATTGAACGCACTCGTCAAAGAAATGAATAATGCCGGATTTAGCATTAAGATTAAAACGGATTTATCAGAAGAAGAAGCAAAGAAGCAATTTGATGATTACAAAAGGCAATACGAGGAGTTTATAGAGGATATAGCTTCCATTGAAGCCAAATATGCTGCATTAAAGAAAGGAGAGGGATTCATAGGTGAAGCGTTTGGCGGTAATATTGATGAATCATTAAGTTCTTACAGCGAAAAAGCTGGAGAATTGATGATAGTCGGGAACCAAGCAAGAAAAGAGCTACTCCGTATCGCAACTGAATCCAAAACGCTGACAGAGCAGCAAAAACAAGAACTAAAAGAACTTGCGATAAACGCAAAAGATTCAGCGGAAGGGTATGCGGAAGTAGCGAATAAACTTAGAGAAGTTACAAAAGTTGATATTCATACATTCACAACCTCTTTTGGGGCTACAATGTCCAATGTTACAACTTCTTTTGGTGGACTTCAATCTAAGGTCTTGGAGGGATTCTTAAATACGTCTAAAGGCTTTGATGAGGCAACGGAAAATGCAAAGGAAAAAATAATAGCATTATTCGGAGAAGTAAACAAAGAAATAAGCAGTGATGAGAAGAACAAACTGAAACTTAATATAGATACTCTTTTCTTAAACAAACAGATAGACGAAGTAACAAAAAACTTAGCTTATAAAATATATAATATTCCAATAGTTAGCACTATTGAAAAAGAAAGTGGGGAAGAAACAAATATTGACACTAAGCACCAACGTGACATATTATCCGAGCGCATTTCCCTTATCAAAGAACTTAACAAGGAATACGAGAAGCTTAACAAGGTAATGGGCAGCGATAAGGCTGCTAAGACTGTTATGGAGCGTTATGCAGATTCTCTCAAAAACGTGAATATGCCAAAGAACATCATTGGAGATGCGTTTTTGCCAAACAAGCAGAATACAGCAAAAGCATTGCAGGAAATTTCAAAGATAATCACAGATTTTAGGAAGAAGCAAGGTGCTATAAATGATTCATATCAACTGCTGGATAGCGATGATGTAGAAAATATTAAGAAACAGCTCGACAAGACCAAAAAGAACATTGAAGCCATGTTCAACGGATTGGACTTGCACAAGAAACTGAAAGATGCAGGACTTTCCGAAGCGGAGGTTCAACAGTTGTTCCCCGGACTTGCCAAGACCTTGGACGATGTGCAGAAAGGAATTGAAGCAGAATATCAGAAGAAATTTCCGAAAGGCGAATACCTTATTGCTGATACCGATGCCAACAAGCAATATTTAGCAGACTTAAACAAGCTGAACCAGCAGCGTATAAAGGACAGTCAAGACCTTGTTATCGAACTGACTAAGAATTACAAATCACAACTCACGGATCGGTTGCAACTTGACAGATGGTATTATGAGGAAAGAGCTAAAATACAAAGAGCTAAGCTGACCGATGAACAAAAAACGCTGTATGAATCCAACCTTACAAGTCAGTATAACAAGAAGTCTGACGAGAATACATGGAAACAATTCCAAAATTCGGATATGTATATCTCAATGTTCGAGAACATTGAAGGTGCATCCACACGTATGCTCACAGCAATGCGTGACAAACTTATGAGTTTGCGTGAGAATCTGAAGGATCTTCCGGCTGACCAACTGAAAGCAATCATCAATCAACAAGAGAAAATTGATGAAATGATTGCTAAAAAAAATCCCTTCATCGGTCTTACTTCGGGAGTGAAAGAGTATATTCAGTTCCTAAAAGAGAGAAAGGAACTTGAAGAGGAAAACATAAGAGCCAACAATGCGGTTGACTATTATACAAGCCAAAGCAACGAACAATCGAAAATTGTCGAACAGAAACGGCAAGAATATAATGCGGCAGTAGCAACGTCTGGCATCCTTTCTAAAGAAGCCAGACAATTGTCAGTCCAGCTCGAAACAGAAAAATCCAAACTTGATATAATATTAAAGCAACTTACCGCTGAAAAGAAAATATCAAAAGAAACCGCCGAACAAATAAGGAATGGGCAAAATCTAGGCGACACTCTGAAAAATAAAATCGGAGAATCAGGAAGGATCTTTTCAGAATTTTCATCCGCATTGCCACAAATTGCCAGTGACCTTGAAAATGTTTTCGGTACAATGTCTGATGGTACAAAAGACACTATTAACCGCACGGCAGAAGCGGCAGGAGGCATAGCACAAATAGCAACAGGGATAGCACAAGGTCCGGTTGGATATCTTCAAGCGGCAATGGGCTTGGCAAAAACAGTAAGTGCCTTGTTCGGATCGGATGATGCAAGACTGCAAAGGCAAATAGAAGAACATGAAAAGAAGATAAAGAAGCTGGAACGTGAATACGACAAGCTAAAAGAGAGTATAGACAATATATGGGATATAACAAAGCTACAAGAATATGGGAATGAACTTGATGAGAACATAAACAAACAGATAGTATCTCTCAATGCCATGATAGCCGCCGAAAGAGATAAGAAAGATACTGACTGGGACAAAATAAACGAATGGCAGGAACAGATTGAAGATCTCAGGGATACTTTGGCTGACAGTGCTAATGACATGATAGCGGAGCTTGGCGGTGTAGGCTCCGATGAAAATTTCAAAACATTGGCTGAGAATTTTGCATCGGCATGGTTGGAAGCGTTTCAAGAAACAGGGGATGGCTTGTCTGGACTTCAAGAAAGTTTTGATGATTTTATGGAAAACTATGTAAAACAACAGATACTTCTAAGATTATCTGACAAGTTCTTAAAACCTATGTTTGAAGAATTTGACAGTCTAATTGCAACAAGAACAGATATGGAGCAAGAGGATCAAGAAAGGTATTTTGAACTTCAAGCCCAAATAACCAAGCTAAGAAACACAGCCAATAATTCGGTTGTGAAAAGTGTCGCAAAAAAGGCAAATGCCGCTGCTGATGAGATAGAAAATAGTGAGGAATATAAAAGACTTCAAAAGGCATATACGGATTTTTTAAAGCCGAATGATATTAATACCGAAGCCATCAAATACTGGTCTGACAAGATGAAGGAAGTGTTTGGTGAATATAACGAGGCGGCAGAAGAAATTTTTAACCAAATAGGATGGGAACCCGGAGGTAAAGCAAATCTGTCCGCTCTCACCCAAGGGATTACTCAAATATCAGAAGAAACAGCCAATGAATTATCGGCTATCTTGAACAGCGTTAGATTCTTTGTAGCAAATCAGACCTCTGATATAACAGCTATCCGAAACATATTGGAAACAGAATTTCTATCATCTGGCGATGGCAGCTCGAATCCAATGCTTATAGAACTTAAATCGCAGACAGAGTACTTAAAACTAACGAGTGATAATTTTGAAAGTATTCTTTCGTATAGTGGAAATTCTAAAGGTAGAGGTATTCGTGTTTTCATACAATAAATTCGTATTATAGGTTGAGTAATTGTATATTTTTTAGTATCTTTATATCTATGAATCAGTACAGTAGCACATATAAACCTATTGAAATAGGTAGTAGATACCAACATAAAAGCGATGGTTGGTATGAAGTAGTAGAAATATTACCAAATAAGAGGATTGTAGTTAAATTTGATAACACAGGTGGAATTGTAGAAGCGTGTAAAAATGCCATAATGTACCAACGAATATCAGACCCTTTAGGAAATCGTTTTCACAAAATTGGAGATAGATTCCAAAACAAATATGGAGATTGGTACACTTTTATAAAAAGGATTGACATGAGAACTGGTGTTGTTAGATTTGACAATACAGGTACAGAAGTAGAAGTGTTTATAAACAACATGAAGAATGGAAATGTAAAGGACTATAACAAACCATCAATATGTGGAGTTGGATTCATAGGGAGAAAACGCTCCGATTTAAATAAAAAATCATATTCTTATAAACTATGGAGGAATGTAATAGCAAGGTGTTACGACAATGATATAATATCAAAGAGACCAACTTATAATGGTTGCTGTATGTGTGAAGAGTGGCACAATTTTACAAAGTTTGAAAAATGGTTTAATGAGAATTACATTGAAGGGTATTGCTTGGATAAGGATATACTTTACAAGGGCAATAAGCTCTATTCTCCACAAACTTGTTGCTTCGTGCCCAACGAAATAAACGTGCTATTTACAAAAAGACAAAATGAAAGAGGAAAGTTGCCTATCGGAGTAATGTATTCAGAAAGTAGAAAAAGATTTAAATCTGCATTAACAAAAGGTGCAAATGGGATATATTTAGGATATTTTGATACCCCCGAAGAAGCGTTTCTCGCATATAAACAAGCCAAAGAAGATTACATTAAAGAAGTAGCAAACAAATGGAAAAATAGAATTGCTCCAAACGTATATGATGCAATGATGAGATATGAGGTTGAAATAACAGATTAACAACCCCATGCTAATTGAATTGAAAGCGCAGACGGGATATTTGGAGATTATTTCAGATAGAATAGACCGTGTATTCGCACCAAATTCAAATTCAAGGGGAGCAGGACTAAGAGTATTCATAAGTGACTAATTAATTTAATACATTTAAATAATCATTCTGATGGTAAGAGATAGTATAACGACCCAAGCCATACCGGGTGGCTTCTCCGTAATAGTAAGCGGTTTTATAGCAGAATCATTGGAGCACATGATACCTTGGATTATTGTATCATTTGCAGTAGTGATATGTGATTTGGCTTTTGGAATAAGGAAAAGCCTTTTAATGGGCGAAAAGGTTCGTTTCTCTAGTGCAATACGCCGCACAATGGGTAAACTTGTAACCTACTTCGCCTTTGTTTGTATGGTTGTCATGATAAACATTGCATCCGGCAGCAAATGGGATATAGACATATACTCCTGTTTGTTAGTTTGCTTCATTGAATTTTGCTCTATCATATCAAATATATTGAAGCCCAAAGGATACAGCTTTAATATGCTTAAGGCGTTAGGTCTGTTTGGTAAGAAGGTGCTTGATGTAGAAAAAGAGGATATAAATGAAATAATAACAGAAAATAAAAAGGAGGAAAAGAAATGAGTTTAATTGATTTTATTTTTATTGCGCCTTTTGCACTTTATGCCATAATCTACGCATTTTCGGTAAAAGAATCCTGTAATTCCGATGAATCCATAGAAATATGACGTGCATTTAAGCGCTATTCTTAATACATATTCATGCCCGTTTAAATAGCTTTCTGGCGAACGCAGTAAAAGAAATGCAGCTGTCAATGTTGGCATAATAAGTATAGGTATTTCCATATTAAACCTGTATCGGGAACAAACGGAGCATAAACATAACAAACAAAAAGAATAATAAATAGATAATGTAGACGCAGATATGGCAAAAATTACTTGCAAATAAAGCTCTAAGGATTTAAAAGCAGGTATGTATAAATACATTATAGTAAATATTAATGGTAGTTGGATGAGAAAAGCACTGAACACATTTTTCTGTTCAGGAGTATAGCTTCTAATAAGTTCTGATAAGTCCATATTTTTTGCGACAAAAATAATAGTAATTTTATAATTTAAAGATAAGGAGGAAAAGAAAAATGGCTAATATTGAACATTTCATACCATTTCTTATAAAATGGGAAGCTGGTATAAGTAAGAAAAGCAATGAAACCAATGAGTCTCTTTTTCAAAGAGCAAGAAAAACAGGATGGGCTGATGATCCCGATGATTTAGGAGGACAAACTATGGTAGGTGTGACAATGGCTACCTATGAGGAATATTGTCGTAGAAAAGGTTATCCAAAACCTACGACCGGAAGGTTGATGGATTTGTCATATAACGATTGGAAAAGTATCTTGAAGATGTTGTATTGGGATAGATGGAATGCGGATGAAATAAGAAGCCAAAGTATAGCAGAGATAGTATGCGATTTTGTATGGGCTTCTGGGGTACATGGTATTAAAGTACCGCAGGATTTGGTTGGTGTGATTCCTGATGGCATTGTCGGGCCTAAGACACTCGCCGCAGTAAATTCCCGTAATCCCCGTGAATTGTTTGACCAGATCAAGATTGCACGGTTTGATTTCATCGAGGATATATGCCGGAAACGCCCAGCAAACAACAAGTTCAAACGGGGCTGGATGAACCGTATAAATGATATAAAATTTGAGGGATGAAACAGAGAGTCTATATATGGATTGCGGTAGGGATAGCATTGCTATTGCTGTTTGGATCATGCCGGAGCATAAGGTATGTCCCGGTAGAAACTATAAGGACTGACAGTCTTTATCTTACCATGCATGAGCGTGATTCCATCTACATTAAGGATTCTGTCCATATAAAAGAGAAAGGCGATTCAGTGTTTGTTGACAAGTGGCATATAGTCTACCGTGACAGGATGATTCGCGATACAGCCTATATAGAGAAGGAGAAAGAGTTAGAAGTCCCCTACCCTGTGGAGAAGGAATTAACATGGTGGCAGAAGACGAAATTAGAACTAGGAGAGTTTTCAATAGGTATTATATTAATATTACTAATCGTAGTCATTTGGCTGATAAAGAAGAAGGGAGGTGCAAGATGAAATAGTAACCAAAATGCCACAGGTAGAAGCGTGGCACATAATAGAAAAACTCATAACAAAAGTAATTCTTTCAGGGGCTTAGAATCAAAAAAAAGCCCCCAACGCTCATATTAATATTGCCACATAAAAACATGATAAAAGCATAAGACACTGCACGTTGGAGGCTAAATATCTTCAACAAAATGTCTTATGCTTTGTTCATCGATATATCTTGTTTTATGTGGCATGGCAAAGATAAGAATAAAAAATTAGAAAAAACATGTGCAAGTCAGAAATCTTTGCCAAAATAATTAATATTGTTTCAAAAGAAACAGAAGTGTCTGTAGACCAAATATTATCGTCTGATAAGAATATGGAAACAGTGGATGCCCGGTATCTTCTTGTATTTTTTCTTTTCGAAAGCGGTATGTACCCTTCACAAATAGCCGCTCATATCCATAAGACCAAACGTGCTGTCAACTACATGATATCCAATTTCCATGAGAGGATGGAGAGTGGGAAAATGATGAGAATATATTGGGACGATATAAAGAATTTGTTGGGAAACAACTGATTTTCCATGAGTTATGATCTATATACTTTTGTGCACGGTCGATTTTGACCGGATACAAAATACAAATACTTATGGAACGAACTTATGTTTTTAACCAAGACGGTGGAACCGGCGCAAACAATGGCCTGCTTGCGTCCATTCTTCCGTCCTTGCAGAACCGTGGAATTGACACTGGCTATCTGATGGGGCTGATGGGAGGAAACGGAAACGGAGGTTTCTTCGGAAACAATGGCGGTTTTCAGGACATCATCGCATTGATTGTGATTGCAGCCATCTTCGGTAACGGGAACTTCGGATTTGGTGGCAACAACAACCAAGGAGCGAACGAAGGAAGAGAAATGATCATGCAGACACTTAACCGAAACGGTGTCGACATTGCAGCATTAGCACAAGCTGTGAACACATCATCAGACCAAATCCTTGCCGGTATTAACTCTGTATCACAGGCTATCTGCGGTCTCGGCAACCAAATGGGCCAGAACACCAACAGTATCCTCACTGCGATCATGCAAGGTAACAACGCTCTGACATCTCAGATCTGTAGCTGTTGCTGCGACATGAAACAGCTTGTAACCACACAGGGATACGAGAACCAGCTTGCAATGTGCAACCAGACTAACACATTAGTCAACACTGCTAACCAGAACACATTGTCATTGCGTGATGGTGCGACAGCCAACACGAATGCCATCCTTGCCAAACTTGACGCTATTCAGAATCAGGCATTGCAGGACAAGATCGCATCTCTTACTGCGGAAAAGGCTACTTTGACAGCCGAAATCTCTCAGCGTAACCAGAACGCCACTATCCTGAGTGCGGTAGGACAACAGATCGCTCCTTTAGCAGCCGGATTGCAGGCATTGCAGAGCGATGTTGATGGTATAAAATGTAAATTACCTAACACTGTCCCGGTACAATACCCTAATATTGTAGGTGTGAACGTGGATACATATCGTGCCGCAGCATACGGTGCTTATGCAGGTGATGCTGTATATGGCCGTGGTGGTTACGGATGCGGTTGCAATAACTACTGGGGTTAATCCGGTGAGAAAGGAGGTAGATATGTGGCCTAACTTTTTTACAGGATTTCCGTTCCCGTTTCCCTCCCTTGGCAGAGTGAATTACAACACTCTTCCTACGGTGGCTGTAACAGTCGGTACTGAGAATGTGACTTTGGAGCTTCCTAACCATGCGTTCCGCAACAGGGATTATGTCGGAGGGTTCTATGTCAATCTTCGTCAGGCGATCCCTGCCGGCACGACTGCCACGCTGCCTATATTGATAGGGACCAACGGGGATACAAGACCGTTGTTAGCTTACAACAACGAGCCTATTACGGTTGCCAACCTTGCCGGAACCGGTATTTATGAAATCCACTATAACAAATACACCAACGAGCTGTTCCTTGTTAATGGCGGATACAGACCTACCGCTACTCCGGCTGCAACGGCAGAAGCAATGTCAAGCAAAAGCAAGTAGTTAACACGGGTGCCGGGGTTCTTGGCACCCTATTAAAATTAAACCAATATGTTTCAATCACTTCGTACCAATAACCAGTTATATATACTTCATAAGGATGCTAACCCGTTTATCGAATACGGCCCGGTAGTCAGCGTTTCCGCTCCCAAGCCGAAATATCCTATGGCATCCCCTATGGGACAGTTGCCCCAAATGGAAATGGTTGTGGATGTTGTTGTCTGTATCAACGGGCAGAACACGACTTTCCAAAATCTTCCTGCCGGCATGGATATAGCCGACTTCGGACAGAACGGCAATATCGTAGTGTCATGCTCACGTGATGCGATGAATAACGAGGTCGCTTCTATGAAACAGAAAAGCATAGACATCATCAACAGCATGGATTTTCACAATTCCGTCATTGCAGGGTGTGACAAGATGCTTACGCTATTGAATCCTGAATTTGCCGAGAAACAACGTCAGGAGCAGGAAATATCCTCTCTGAAAGGGCAAATGGCGGAAATGAGCAAGAACATGTCTGACCTTATGGAATTGAACAAACGGCTTATGGAACAGCTCGGAGTGGTTGAAACATCCAAAACAAAGAAATGATTATGGGAATGTGGGAAATATTAGAAGAAGGGCGTGACGATTACGGACGCGGCTTCGGTATGAGAGGTGACGAGGTGGAAGAAGCCTACAAGGAAGGCTGCCGCCACGGTTACGAAAAGGCCATGAGAGAGATTCATGGAGACATGGGCTTCCGTGATGGCGGAAGAAATTATTCAGGATCAGGTATGGGAGAACGCAGATATCCCGGCTATTTCCCTGAATATCCCCGCATGGATGACATGGGAGAACGCAGACGCAGACGCGCCAACGGTGAGTTTTATTAATGGTGGAGGGGTGGAATGCCCCTCTTTTTAAACAAAGGTTATGGAACAGAGATTGGATACATACAGCAGATTCCCATCTGGCATGAGGGAATATCTGGAAGCATACGGCTTTCATTTCAGCAAGAAACTTTATGAATGGGCCGTCTCAAAAATGAAAGTGAAAGACGAAACCACGGGTAAAGAAAAAAAGTTGGAGCCGTGGAGCAAAGATGAAGTGGACGATATGCTGAAAGCGAACGGAATTACCATCGAGCACGACAAGGGTTATGACGTTGCTTATGTCGCAAACATGCTGAAAGCGGATTTCTATAAAAAATCATTGGTTGACGAGGCACATTTGTGCAAGCATATAAAGTGCTACCTTGATGATATTGATGGCGATCCTTGCAGGGCGTTTGACGAGTTCTTTGCCACCTGTATAGGTAAAGGGATTCCTGTAATCTGGTCGGATGTGATATGATTGTTCAGGAGTTCTACATACCAAAATATGGGGACTGGCACGTCAAAGTGTATTATGCGGTACACACCTATTGGGCGGATCGGATCATTATGGACCTGTACCGTATAGGATGCAGGGGGGATTCCCTCAAGCGTGCGTATCGCAATCTGACTGAAGGCAGAATGAATACCGGTCTAACCTATTCGGACTACAGGAGAAGAGAGACGGTAATGGTTATCTCACTAACCTCCACTCCCGAAGAGTTTCAAAATTCGTGGGACCACGAAAAAGGTCATTTGTGCCGGCATATCTCCAAGGCTTTCGGGATTGATCCCTATGGTGAGGAAGCGCAGTATCTTAGCGGATATGTGGGACAGAAGATGTTTCCGGTAGCGAAGAAATTTTTATGTGAACATTGTAGAAAGGGACTGGAAAAATAATAATCGAACAGAAGCGTTCTTTGACTTGTTGGAATTACCGTTTTTACAAGTTTTTATCTATACAATTCTCTCTAATATTGCAAGAATTGGAAAGAATTATATATTCACAATGCCTTTAAACATGTGCTATTATTTTTATACTTACTAACTAATTCTTATTTTTGTAGCATGAAAGAAGATGTAATATTGACACAAGAAGAAGCAGATAGACTTATATCTGTTCCTAAATCTATAATTGATAATAGAGAACGTATAAGTGTATTTGAGCTTGACTTGTCCAAGTCCAACGATTTTAGATTAACTCTTTGTTCATCTGACTCAATAGATCGGAATCCTGATTTTTTGCTAAGAATCTGCGTAAGTGAAAAGATGAGAACAAAAATTTCGTTGCATACACAGGAGAGGAAATTTCAATATTGTCTGTTTAGGATAGACTTTAACGGTCCAAACCATACGAACCCTTCGACTGTAAACGAATATGTACCAAGTATGTTTAAGCCATTTACAGGAAAGGTTATAGGAAGAAACCACGTTCATTATCATGTTCAAGGCTACACTTCTGCGGCATGGGCTATTCCGGTAGATGATGATTTTTTCCCAGTCAAGAGATTTGATTTTAATGAATATCACAACGAATTAAAAAATATTATATCTGCCGTTTCTGACTTTATACATCTCGAAACAAAGATAATAATAACAGGTAATCTTATATATGATGGAATGGATTGATAATAAAATAGCTGAATACTATTCTTGGCTAAAAGATAATACAGCCATAAAAGAAGATAAGGGAACTGGATGGTTTTCGGTGTCCACTCCTTTCGTAGGCTTGTTTAATGACAATATAGAAATATTCATAAAGAAAGTATCCGAATCCGAGATTATTTTATCGGATGACGGTGAGACTATCGGAAATTTAAAGATGTCAGGTGTAGATATTTCTCGCTCTTCAAAAAGGAGATCTTATCTGCAAAAGGTATTGTCCAATCATGGAGTATTGGTAAATGGAGATGAATTGTATATCAAATCAAATGGGGCTGATTTTGCCAAAAGAAAGCATTCACTTATATCCGCTATTATGAATATCAGTGATATGTCATTATTGTCAAAAGATAATATATCTTCGCTATTTTCAGAAGATGTAATGGCATTTGCAGATTCTTGTAATGTAATTTATACTCCATCTTTTATAGTTCGCGGAAAATCAGGGCTTGATTTCAATTTTGATTTTCAGATAGCAGGAAGAGAAAGCGAGCTTGTTGTAAAGTCATTTAACACATTAAGACAGGATAATGTAAGTAGCTATCTGTTTTGCTTAGGCGATACAAAAGAAGAGAGAGAGAAGCAGACAGGAAAGAGCTTCCGCAGTTTGGCTATTATCAACGATTCTGTTCAACCTTCAAATAAGTTAATTGAAGCGTTGAATAAATATGGAACAAATGTATTGCTATGGAAAGACAAGAATAAGGAAATATTCAATGTAGCATAATAAAATAGACTTATAAATTTCAAAGCGGTAATTCCCAACGGTTTTACCGCTTTTTTTATGTTAACAGAATATGGAAGAAGATAAGTTGAACATATTGCTTGAGCAGGCTGATGATGTGCCTCACTGGTATTTCTGCCGTTTACTTGCTGTGATGCGATGGAACGTATAGAGAGGTTCATTTATAGACTGATACCCTTTGTCGTGTTGGCAAGGGTGATATCGTTGTGCCTGTAATTCCCGTTTTTTCTACCCCCAAAAAGATTAAAGAAAGACCAAGGATATTTCCCCTAGTTTTATAAGAGTTCGCATTTGAAAGCCCCTAAATCTTTAGTTTAGCGGTAATTCACTCTATAACCAAATAATAAACCTCTCTATCAGCGTCTGAACAAGTGAATGTCGGCTCATCGAAGAAGTTCATGTTTAAATGTGCTTTAATAAATTTGTCCTTCCCGTCAGAATCCAACAGCATCAATGTTTTGTCTACTGTTTCAAGTTGTTTCTCTGACATATACGACTTCCAATAGTCAGCACGTGATTCATATCCTTCACAAGGTTGGCTTGAATAATATTCAAGTTCTGATACTATATCACCGACCTTCATTTCTTGCACTTCGTTTTCGTTTCCTGAATATCCGAAATAGAACCAATATATTTTCTTCCCTTTCAGTTTCTTGGCTTCTTCAACTGTTAGAACCTTTGCTTCTCCGTTCTCTATTCTATGTATAAATTCGTTCGTTTTCATAACCTTACTTTTTTATTACTGTGTAAAACGGTGCTTCCATCCCTACTTGGCAATACGCCGTTCCTTTTTCGTCTACCCAAACAGCCTGTCCGTAGCTACTGTCAGGGTGATTGGTTGTGGCGGTTACTTCTACTTCTTCACCGTTCACATTGTTTTTCAATATCGCTTCCATCAATTGTTCCGCATCATTTACAAATTCTTCAATTTGATTCATAATAAATTGCCCGTCATGCCGATAGCTAAGCGTTAATTGTTTGCAAAATTATCATTTATAAATCAGTAATTCGTTTTATAAAGTATGTTTTAAAGCATACTTTTAGCGTATTCCGCACGTCTGTTTATCTTAGTGCGCAATGCGGTAAGGCGATTCCGTGTAAACTCTTTATTGGTAGCCGTCCTTAATCCCATTGCATTTAGCTTGTCCGCTACTTTGTCAACATCTTGCGGAGTGACTGCATCCCTAAGTAATTCAGCGATAATTCGGTTTGTTGAATTTTCCATCGCTTCTTTCCTTCGCTTTTCTCCGTTTGCTTTTCCACCTTTACTTTGTCCGTTGGAATTGCCGCCCAAGGAAGTACACCAGTTCCCTGCTTTTGAAATGAAGCCGCCTTCCAGCTCGATTTTTTGCTTGCGAACTTCCAATGCGGATTTTGTGCGTTCTTGAATCAGCTCTTTTTCTAACTGGCTGGCAAACGAGAAGGCAAACAAAATCATTTCGTCCATCGCTTTCAGATTGGCACAATTAAGGTCAAGCCCCATTTGAACCACCACAAGGCGGATTTTTCGGGGTTTTAGTTCATCATTGATAAGTTTGTTTAAGTCGCTCATAGAACGCCCCAAACGGGAAATTTCGGCTACTATCAGCATATCTCCAGCCTCCAATAACGGAAGTACATCAGTACCTAATTTCCTTTTCTTGTAGGTAACGCCGCCGGATATTCCTTCCTCTGTTATCACTATGTCTGTCTTTAGCCCGTTTCTGCTTAACCATTCCTTAACGGTTCTATTCTGCTGCTCTAATGTTTGTTTGTCCGTACTTACACGTCCATATTCTATTACTTTCATAATTCAATATCCTTTTTAAGTTAATACAATTCGTTTAATTCATTTTAGAAACCGTTATGTCCGGTCATTTCCTTAGTGCATCCGACAACAAGCCAGATTATTACGCATACAAAAAACATAGTTTGTCCCTCCTTATTTTAGTTATTTGATTATTTTTCTTTAATGCTTTGCCGCTTCAAGCAACGAATAACGGGCGATACTTGCAAAGGCGGTTATAGTGGCGTGCTGCGTTTTCTAAATTATCAAAATAGTACCGCTTGGGCACGCTGCATATACGACCTCTTCTAACTATATATAGCACTCCGACAACATTATATACAACTGTGTACGCCTGTCTTTTCTCATCCCATCAGGCAGTATTCATGATCTGAAAACCTTGATTCAGATTCTTTTCCAATTGCTTGTACTCTTTTTCTGTGTAAACCTGTGATTTCATATCTTTATAATTTTAGTTTGTTTCAGTTCCCGGCGGCGGTGTCGCTCCGCTTGTTGTCCCCCACGCCGGGATAGTTGGTTATTTAAACACATGGTCAATAAATACCGTATTAGTTTGCCATTCTCCGCGATATTTGAAAACAAAATATCCGCGTATAGTTGCCGTTTCTTTCATTCCGTTTGCAAAGTCATAGGCTGCTTGCTGGTTCTTGCCAAACTCTTTATTTATTGATCCGCTGTTATTGCTTACCCTATAGTGCAGCTTTGCAGGGGCTTTTGTTCTATCTGTAATAATATTCATATCCTTTTGTTTTTGAGTTAGTATTTGTTCCCAGTGTCGGTTATCTGTTTTTACACAACCGCTTCAACGCTTCTAAGTCTTTCCTTTTCGGATCGTCCGCGTTTCTTGTCGCGTCTATTAGTGTCATATCGCTAATTACCGTACTCCATTGTTTACCTGTTACTGGGCTTGTATAGGTTACTCTATAATGTCCGTATCCGGAAATCTGAAAATTAAAATCGTAAATGCTTATTCTTGTTTTCATATCTTTAAAACTTATCTGATCCATCATTTTTGTTTAAAAATTCGCGTAGCTTATCCCTGTCGGTGCCGGAAATGAATATCACAGCACCGAATAACAAAACCAACAAAACCATATTCAGCTAATTAAATGACCGTCTTTAATCGTCCGTTACCATCCGTAAACCCGTTAAGTATTTCCGCCTCTTTTTCGGCTTCTTCCTTAGTCGGATAGCATTCTATTATACAGTTGTCCAAATTATCTAATATGCCGTAATATCCAAGATTTAACGGTTTGTCCTTGACGGTGTAACGCTTTCCCTTTACTTTCTTCTCATAAAATTCCACTCCTTCAGCAAGCGGGGTATAATGTGATGAAGCGCTAAGCGTGCCCGATTCTATTTTGCCGTTAAACTCAATTATACCGGGCAGATCGTTTTTTAAACTGCTTTCCAGGCTTACACCGTCATAAGTTACACTATATTTTCGCTCCTTATCTGTGTACACGTTGAAAACATCGCCCGGCTGTATGTCCTCGCGTACTTTCGCACTGGTTATGATTCCAGCGCCTTCAATGTTATAATAGCGCACGCCGTTAAAGTTGCCCATTTCGGTTAAATGGATATTACCTAACTTCTCCGGTTGTTTCGTTTCTTCCTCTAATTCCGGGATGTATATTTCTTCAGGAAGTGCCGGAAGTTCTTCCACGGCTTCCACCTTTTCGGAAGCCATCAGGTTGCGCACTTCGTCCGCTTTCTTCTTACTGAATATCCATCCGGCACGCTTTTCACCGTTGTAATTTAAAGACGGGTTAAAGCGTCCACCCAGTTCCTTTAATTGCTCTTTGACAGCCTTCGTATCACCAAAAACTGCAATAGCTTTATCGGAATAATCCACCATTTCCAAACCTTCAACCGTCACGGCTTCCATTTCTTTGGCTTCCTCAGCCTTTTCAGTCTTAATGCTGCTTTTCTTTGCTTTCGGCTCTATAACCTTATATTCGTCGCTTACTTCTATATGGATGTAAAAATTAGTATCAAAATAGTCTTGCATGCCGTCTGAATCATTATAACGGAAAGAACTAGCATAAGTCGTAACAGCGTCCAACACTTTAAACATTTCCGGCGTTAACTCATTTTCCCAGCCCTTTACGGTTGACATTGTGGACATATAACCACGTTCCGCGCTTCTTGATCCTTCAACGAAAGGAACACAAGGGCCGGATTTTAATTCGATATACATTGAATCAGTGTACATGCTCCATTCAGAACGAACCGAGAATTTAAACTCCGGGAAATTCTTCTTAGCATAAGATCTAACCTTTGCGGATATTTCTTTAGTTGATAACTTGCTGTCATAATTTGAACCAGCCCAACCGTTTGCGGTGTAGAAATTCATTGCTTTCATATCTTTTTCTCCTTATATTATTCTTCTTATTAAATGCTTCGTATATAATCAGTATGCGCGTATAATATAACCTCGCTTACTATAATAGGCTTGCCTACGTCTACGTTCGCGTTCGTACGCTATTCGTTCCATCCTGCATTCTTCTTTAAATTTCCGTTCCTCTCTTTCACGCTCCCTCGCTGCCATCACAATAATAAACACGATCCAGAAAATACCATATAACAACCCATAAGCCAAAGCAAAGGAAGAAGAAAGCAGATAAATGGGAGTTAACCAACCTGCTACTATTAATAATACTGCTAAAGTTTTCATAATGCTATATTTAAATTGTTAATAATATCAACCTTATAGCGTGATTAATAGCCTACTAATACCATGTACAGCCTATACACTCAATAGCTGTATGTTATCGTAATATCAGCAAACCAAAGAAAATAAATGGAAGAATATTTGCAAGAATCAAAACAGAGAAGTACCTTTGTCCCGTGTGATAGGGATAGATACTTTAGTATTTTGATCCTTTGAGAGTCTTAATATTCCAGTATTAAGGCTCTCTTTTTATTCCATTTGTCAATATATCATGTATCACGCTTGCCTAATCAATGGATCTACTACCTATATCGTAGTGTCGTATCTCTCATCTTTCAACACTGTAAAATTACAAAATTATTATCATATAAACAAAGAAAATTGCACTTTTTTGTGTTGAATTTTCACATATAAATAGAGTTTATAGCATACACTTATCACTTGATATTATGCGATATAGAAACGTTTTATTTTGATTCTCACAATGTGCCGTACTTACCACTCTGCCTTATATCGCCCTTATTAAAGCCGTCAGCAACGAATCAAACGAGCGTTAAAAGCCGTTGTAAGCATCCCCCTCCCCCTGATCAGCCAGCCAGCCGACGACAACCGTCCTCTCCCGATTTTTTTTATTTTTTTTCTGAATTTTCGCGCCTTGCAGTGTTGCAATATTTCGTATCTACAACATAATTTATTATGTAAAATAATATTATTCATCATTATATCAATATTCATGTTTTGCGTTGATGCTTTCCTATGCAGATTGCTTTTATTCCCCTTTGTTTATTTAAATAATCAAAGGGAGTGAGGTGTTCGCTGTGCTCACTCTTTCTTTATGTTACTTTCTTTCTATGTATTTTGGATTAGACATTTTTCCTTTATTTATATAGGGTATGTCTAATATGCAATGATGTAGTACTATGCAATACAAAGTACAGATATCAATATTTCAAATATGCTTTTACTTTTAAGATTAAAAACTTAATATTGAAACGGATTTAAATATATCATAGTGATAAATATTAAAGTAAAGCTTTAATATATGAATTTAATTAATTATATTTGCGTGTATTATTATATTATAATATGAGTGACTATAAGTTTTATATGATGCGTTACGGTGAGCTTGGTGCCGTTTGGAAAGACTTGGAAACGGATTTCCCCGGATTGCGGTACAAAGAATGTACAGGCCTTAATTCGTATGGAGAGCCTACAAATATGTATGCAGAGGATTTTGCCGAAACAAGCAAGGCTGAGGTGTATGTTTCCAGCACACCGGCACACAAGCAGACAACTATAAAGCTGACATTGATATTCTTGGAGGATGATACCAAGAATGATAAGTCTTACCGTGACTTTATGGCTTTCATTACTGGCTCCAAGATTGCCTACCGTGACACGGCGAGGAAGCGGAAAGTATTGATGTATCTTTCGGGAGCTACAGAACCTAAAAGTGACACGGTGTACGGGCAGAAATACAAGGAGGTGACGTTTACGTTCAAGAACGTGTACGGGCATTCCTTCGGATATGACGAAACTTTTCCTAACGAATAAATTTGGATTATGAAGAATCAGACACTTTCTATCGAGCGGATGCGGCATCTGAAAGATTTGGGTGTTGGCACAAGCAATGCGAGCATGAGGTGGATAAATTCAAAAGAGGACGTTCCCATGCCCAAATACCCTTTTCTTTATGATGGTGATTATTACCTTTCCATGCAATGTATGGAAGCTAATAAAATATTATCATATATTGATATTGTTCCTGCATTCACCTTGCAGGACATTATCAATATGTTACCTGAAGACGTTCCATGTAAATATGCGCGTTATCCATTAGGTAAGGCATGTCTTGAGCTAGGGAAAGATTATGCAGGATATTCCTATACTGATATGAATGATGAGCATGATTATGAGGTTTGTTTTGGAGGGCATGAAGATATTCTTGTTGAAGTCTATAATTTGCTGTGCTGGTGTATTGAGAACGGATATGTAAAAACGAATAAAAAAGAACAGCAATGAATCATTATATACCTATCTTATTACCAATTAGAGGGTTTAATTCAATATATCCATTCGTTTTTAGCTGGGTGTTTCTCACCGTAATAGGAGTATTATTGCTTATGCTTGCATATATTTATAATAAATTCAATTTTGAAGATTGTAAATATTCTGATTTATGGTTTTGGGGATGGATTGTTATTGTCTCCACGTCTATAATATTAGGTATTCCCATTTTAATTGGTTTAATAATTATATAATTTATATGATATGTTTTTAGAAACAGGAACCTTATCAGAAGCATTATCCTTTGCGAAGTGCAAGGATTTGCCCAAGAAGTTCAATCCCGAACTGGGGCTTACTTGGATATTGGCTATCGCCCTTATCAAGAAGAAGAACCTTATGAATGCCTACGCCATTGTGGAGCAGAGGGCAGACGGACTTATACAGTACAAGAAGACATTCGGACGGCTTTCTCCCATTGACGGTCTTATCTCCATCCATCCGTATATGTACGTGGATGAGGAAGCGTTGGGAATAGCTATGAAAGCAAACAGACGAACTATCGCCATGCACTATCCCGGTTATGCGGATGAAATCATTGATTCGGACGATGAGAAGTTCAAGGTGTACCAGTTGCAGTACGCGATGGATATGCAGAAGCTGAACATGAACCAGGAGAAGCCGAGATTCGGGAGGTCTGTTGTGGATGAAGCGGAGGAAGCGGCTAATCCGGTTGTTGAGGAAGTGTTGAAGGAGAATGAAGCCGTAGCAACGGTTGAGGGCGAAGGAGAGTGTATTATTGAGGTCGAGGATGCTAAGACAGCGTTCAGACCGAAGAGAGGTAGAAAGGCAAAAACGGAGGAATAAGGTATGGCAAAGAACAAGAAACAACAAGGATTTGAGTTCATCATCAAAGAAAGTGATGTGTTGGAGAGAGAAAGCTTCGGCTCGTTTGAGATTGTAATCACGAAAGGATATGCCTGTTTTAAGAACTACACAGGATTCCGGGTGTTCACTACTCCATACGCAGTAGGATTGGACGGTGTGGCACATGAAACATCCCTGTATGCTTGGTTGAAGTACATGGTGGACTTCAAGAAGTCAATCAAAGGCAAGGAGAATGAAATGTTCGGGGAAACTACTTCCACCAACAAGGAGTTCTTGGACGGTATGAAGGTGCTTACAGAAGCGAACCTTGTGAAGCCTATGACCGTGTTTACTGACATAAATGAAGCGCAGAAAGAGGCTGAAAACTACATGAAGTGGATGGAAGGTCAGATGAAGGATTTGGATAAGGCTATGAACACTACGCCGCCTGAAGAGGATTTGAAAACTAATGCGGAATTTGAACAGAAGGCTATCATGGCAGAAGAAACGAAGGAGATGTTTGACAATGGAACTGAAACCGAGAAAGGACAGGTATAGCCCCGATAATATCTACCGTATCTATATCAATATTGGGAACCATCCCGGTGCAAAATGGGTTTCTTTCAAGGACAAAGAAACCGGAAAGGTCACTAAGGGGGTATTCTTGCCGGATTGGGAAACTGGTGGGATACGGATAAGAAAAGGACATCTTAGATTTGAAATTCATGCGATTCCGATAAAGGGATGTATGAATACCCATATACTTATTCCTGCTGTTAATAAAGGAGTTGATTGCGGTCTTGGAATAAAGAAAAGCAGTAAGCAGACATATTTTAGTAAGAGCGTTATAGGGAATATGTATGTATGCGGAGAAATACTTAATGAAGACCAAAAGAAAATCATAGAGAAGTATGTCAGAAGAAAAAGATTGCTTAAAATCGGACGTTATAAGAAAGATTGAGCGTATCGTGTGCGATTGCGTAAATAAAGTATTCTGTAACCAGAACCCTGTATATCCTTCAACTATCTATGAAGGAAGGACAAACATTATTCTTACAGGAAGAATTGCGAGGGGTGCAGTTTTTGCCGTATTGCATAACAGGTTCGGAATCTCATATGGTAATATTGCCAAACACTCAAAAATTAGCAGCAGGAACATTATACGGTCTGTAAAGACTTATAAAAGCATTCCTGATTCAGACAATGCCGTAATGATAATAAAAGAGCTTATAGAAATTGAACTAAAAAAATTTCCTATTGTATGAATGATTTGCTTTCTTTTAAACGTAATGCCATGATGCTCGGTCTTTGCACTGGGTATAAGAATAAATGGGACGCAGCGACAAGTAAGGAAGCGTTAATGGATATAGCTTTGGATTCAAACGGTGTAGAGCTGTTGACAGATGCTCATAGCTTTGGGTTCGGTATGGATATTCAGTACATGAAACGGACGTTTTCTGACTATATTAATGGTAAATGGAAGCGGAGCAAGGACGGATATACTTCTTGCCTCTACGTGGACTTTAATGGGCAAATAGAGCAGGATTGCACGCTTACTACGGTGCTTGCTTCAAAGGTTGAGTTCTATGTTCCGAAAGGGAGCGTTTGCAAGCTGTATGTGGGTGCTGAATCTACTGTAAATATCACCGGAGAAGGTATCTGCTACGTATACTCATACGGTCACAATGAGGTGACTGGTAGGTTTAAGTCAATGAATTGTATAACTAAGTCCGAATGGGCTAAATAACATGCCTATCTGCCACGTGTAAAAAAAATGGAAACAACAGACTTAAAAATAGGCGACTATGTTCATATCAAATTCCACTCCCCACAGGGAGAAAGGCTTTCCATCCCCATGCAGATAGTCGGAATATTTTCAAGCATCAATGGGGCAAGCCCGAATGATACCGTTTACCTTGACTTTGAAGGAAACGAAGGTGATATATGGGAAGAAGAAGTACAAAATTTAGTATTCGCTAAAACGGAGCTTAAAAAACAATGAATTATATAGAAGAAGAGCAAATACAAGCCGACATAGAACGGTTTGAGCAAATAGATAGCGATATCCCTGATGATGGCGATATGGTTGAACAAATACCATTGTTCATCTCTTCCGATATGCAGTCAGTCATTGAGGGCGGCAAGAAAAAACCACCTATCCATAGGTTGTGGGGCGATTTTTGGTGGGAGAACGAACTTGTTTTCCTATTTGCCGATAGCGGAATAGGTAAGTCCATTCTTGCCACGCAGATAGCCTACGAGATAGCCAAAGGGGAAAGCGAATGTGCGGATGTTGAGATAAGTCCTCAAAAAGTATTGTACTTTGATTTTGAACTTTCTGACAGACAACTTGCAAGACGTTATAAGAACGCTGATTTCCCGAAGTCGCTCATCCGATGCACCATATCGGAAGAAGTGGACAGCGAAGATTTTAACATGAACGTAATTGAAGGGATAAAGGATAAATTGCTTGACACGAAAGCAAAGATTATGATACTAGACAATCTTTCATATCTATCCACCCAGACAGCGGAAGCAGAATATGCCGGAGTTATTATGGACGGTCTCACTAGATTGAAGCGTGAGCTAAAAATCAGTATCATGGTAATAGCGCATACGCCTAAGATTGAGGAATGGAAGCCCTTGTCTAAAACCAATATGGCAGGAAGTAAGATATTGTCTAACTTTGCAGACGGAGTATTTGCCATAGGACGTACAAGGAATGGTGGACGTTATCTAAAACTACTAAAAACTCGCATGGTGAGTGAACCGGATGAGAAGTCGCTCCTTCCCTATTTCAATATTATTTCGGAACCTTACCTTCATTTTGAAAAGGTTGGTGATGAAACGGAAAAAAAATTACTTATGGGAAAACCTGCAAAAGATTTTTTCACTTCTATTTGGGATAGAGATACGACATCCCCTATTCCTCTGAATGAGCTGGTCAAACTAATTATATCTAAGGATAATTCTAAGAATGCTATAAAGGCTAAAGACGGGAATGCTCGAAAACGTATTGACCGTGCTATAAAATACGGCTTTTTAAGGAAAGATGAGTTAAAGAATGTTTTTCTGAAAACAGAAGATTGATTGTCAATTATCCACAAATCATTTAGTAGTGAACTACCTCAAAACTAAATAATTAGCGGTAGTTCACGTTTCTTGTTCATTTCTTTTCAAGTATTTCAATACATTTCTTTACTCCATCATCGAAACCCTGCTTATAGCCTCTCGCATGTTCTCCAGTAGCATATACTACCATTGCCAGCCAAAAGAGAAGGATACCTACCACCTTATACCAACCAGGCATCGAGATGGAAAACGGTTTAAATGTAATTGTGAGATCTCCAACCCATAAAATAGCTATTATGAATATAATTGTAAATAATATTGTTTTCATCGCTTATTATGCTTTTTAAAATGTTCGTCAAGAATAAGTTTGGATAGCTTGTACACCAATACAATCATACATGCTATCATTACAAATACTAAGACAACTCTAACTAACAGGAACTGATCAATAGCCCAAAGTAGAGAAAAATATACGGGTAAAGACAGTGCAGCTATAACGCCGGATATTATTTTATTCTTCATTACTTACTTCCTTTCAATAATTCCGGGTTATCAAACACATTACCAATCACTTCGCATCTATCGCTGACATACCACAATGGGGTAAAGCCACATGCTTTGTTCCTGTAGCAGAACATACCTTTATGAAATAGTACTTCAACTGTAAATTGGTAGGAACTTTCGCTGTCATGGATCAGTATTAGATCATGTTCAAAGATACTATTACCGTTCTTATCGGTTATTTCGCTGAACTGACAAACTGTTTCAGGATTGATATCATTCATGTATCCGGATTGAGACATGATTTTAATAATCTTCTCATCTCTAATATTCGTGTATTCAACATAAGAACCCTCTATCCATCTTTCTAATGGGTCTTCTGTTTTAACTCTCTTTCCTCTGAATTTTATTTCACGTTTCATAATTGTTCTAATTATTAACATTGTTATTAAAATAGTTAATTGTTTTCATTGTTATTACAATACAAACTATATTTGCATCGCATTTGATTTGGAAACTAACACCTCCAATCCAGCGAACTGTCATTCGCAAAATCTTATTCATTTCCTTGAGAAAGAATTAAGCCCATTGTCCTGCAAGCTTTGGGCTTTTTAACAACGGCATAATCAATATCTTTTTCCGTTCAACATAGGTCTTAGTTCATTATATCTCATCTTCTGCTCAATGAACCACTCAATATCTATACAGTTGAAGCGACAATAGACAAATATTTGCTCTATAACGTTGTATATCCTTATGTCCAACGGAGAACATTCATCTAACAACTCTTGACATAAGAAATAGGCAAATTCGGGAATAGGCTCCTTGAAATCCTCTTCATCCCATCCCGGTGCATCTATACTATCCAATGTAGGAAGATAAATTTGTTTCAGTCCGACAAGATCAAGGCAACGAATCACCGTGTCACTTAATTCATCTTCGTATGAATCTTTGATATATTTTTCAAAACAATACTTGAAATTGACATCATCGTGCGGTTCTTCATCCTCATAAGAAGATTTAAAAGATTCTCTGTCGGCATGTTTCCCTTTCCTGTCCGCTTGTACAGCTTCCATAAGCTCGCTAATAATAAGACAGAGGCAGTGCTCGTTACTCAGTTCCTCATCGTGGAAACCGTGTTCGCAGGCGGTCTTATAAGCCCTATCACGAAGGGCGTTCAAATTAATATTATCCATAATCATATCAGTTTTAATGCTTCCTGTAATCCGGTTTCAAGTACTTCTTCGTAAGTATCCCATTCCCCTCCGTCATTTGTTCCTTCATAAACAGAACTAGTTATATGAGTTCCATTATCAGCTTTAGATAATTCATATCCATAGCCACAAGCACAATTATATACACATATATGAATGTTTTGGGTTTCACGTAACCACTTTTGGGCGATAGATTGGGTCGGTGCAGAAAAACAATCAAATCTTAGATTAAAGTTTTCGGCATCGTAACTTTCAAATAGTTCCATATCTCCTTTTACGCTATCCGCTTCATAAAAAGTGAATACATCTTCCTTGAAACCTTTTTCTTTCAGCAGTTTCGCTGTTTCTAATGTTACAAATTCTTCGGTCATGGTTATTCTCATTTACACTCTTTACACTCTTCACAATGCAATTTATAAGCATGGGCAAACATCTTTAACGTAACAGGATCAAAGTGAAAATCTGCCTGTTTATCTTCTATGACAACTGAAACACATAATTGGCCGTTGCAAAAGTCAATATATGCCTCGCCACCTCCATCCCCTCTAATGGAAAAGGTTTGTGTCTGTACACTATCCATGATTCTCCTCCTTTAGTCTTTTAATTAGGGCATCAGCGCAATTAAGCGAATATTTAGCTACTGCCTCAGAATTAATACCATTCTCGTTTGCTATAACAACTTTAATAATGTCTTTTGCCAATTCGTACCTACGTTGTTCCCAATCAATGTTTTCACTAAAGAAATTAAGTTCTGCCAGCTTGAGATACATGTTTCCCACCAATGCAGTACCATCATCATATAAATCCTTAATCTCTACAATTTCTCCAGTTGATTTTACTCTTGCTTTCATATTTAACATTCTGATTTAATAATAGTACCGAATGAATGATACCGATGCCAAACTATATTTCCACGCTGAATTTCAGTAAGCCAATCACAAGCCTTAAAAACTTGTCCTACATTATATAAAAATGGTCTTTTTTGTATTTTTCTTTTTATTCTTGCTCTCATATTTAATCGAAATACATTACTTTCTTACCTATACATACTTTGAACCTTGAAAAACATTCGCTATGTTGTGTGATATGGTTAGGATTATATTTGTTAACAAAACATCCAGTACGTTTATGGTATCTGATACAAGCATTTTCAGGAGATTTAGCCAATACCTCTTTTTCATCTATAAAATCAGAAAACAAATCATCTCTGTATGATACCTTATACCACTTAACTTGGCTTCTTATCTTTTTAAAATACTTTGCTTTCATCATTCCTCCTTTGTTTTAAAATGTTCAATCAGTTCGTATACGGTGGCCTTGCGCCATTTAGGAGATACTGATATACTGTCATTGTTTTTATTATAAGCCCAAATTCCTTCGGGTGAAATAAACCACTGAAACTTATCTGTATCATCCCTCAATGCAGCTAAAGCCAGGAAAAGATCCTCATTAGTTCCGCAATCAATGCTATCGGTTTCGTCGGGATGTGGAATATTACTGAAAAACTCAACACTATATAGCCTATATTCAGGTTCGGTGAAAATACACAAGTCCTCGTTAAGTTCACATCCGAATAATCTATATCCTAACTCGTTTAATCTGTACATAAGTTTATATGTACTCTTTCTTATAAAACACGGTGTTGTAAATCCCATAATTATTCGTTTTTTAATAATCCTGATTTCTTCAATTTCTTTCTAAAATTCTTTTCATTCAAGGCTTGTTCATAATAGCAATTAGGTTCTATGACCGTTTCAGCCCTAGTTATAGGAAGCCCATTCAGTCCTATAGAAACATTATGTATAATAGAAGCTCTCTTTATCTCCCCTGTCTTAACGTTAAAAGAGAATAATATATGCCCTGGATTCCTCTTAACTTTTTTAATCAATTTATATTCTGTTTGTTGTTTTTGTAGATACTCTATCTGTTCTTTAGAAAGATCATCTTTTGTTACAATAGGTACTATATCCATTTACTTTTCCTCCATTACAACTTTAACATATCCTTTTTCAATACACCAGCACAGCATATCATAGGCTGCATCCAATAGATTTCCTGACAATTTAAAAACAAATGGTTCACATATGCCTATTTGATAACTTATATACCAAGGTCCAGCAAAAGTAGGTTCAATGTGCAGCTTATTTTTTGTACCAAAGTCATTTATGTGTCGCGGTAACTTGCCGAGAATATCTTGCAAGGTAAAAACTCCACACTCTTCTTTTAAGGAATGATCGTAACTACTAGTGTCAACGTAATATAGATTAAAATGGACATTGTACCAATGGTGCTTAATTGCTTTTTCAGCATCTTCCCATAACAATTCGCAACCATCATCATCCGTAGCTATTAATACCATGCTTGCATCGCTTGTATCCAGCCCAAGCTCCTTCAAGTGCTTCATCTGCTCGATTGATAATGCCTGTTTCATTTCTTTTCCTCCTCTGTTTTAATATCCGTTACTTTGCCACGACTGACAAAACAGAAACATCCCATCACATTACACAGGTATGATTCATGCTCCATCTTACACTCTTTGCATTCTTTACATAATGAACATTCACTGCAAACGAAATTTTCATTGAACGTTTTGCTCATTTCATGCAACACACCATCTATTATTATTCCGCTATTTATTTCCATATTGTCTAATTAATTTAATTGCTAATAGAGGGTCTTTATCTCCTATTTGATTGATTAGCTTTGTAAATTTGTCCACTCTGCCATAGTGTCTAACGCAAATAGCATTTGCCTTCATCGAGCGTCCTAATCCGTATAAATACTCCATGCGTGCATTTCTACGGATATTCTTCATTATCTTTTTTGCTTGTCTTAATTTCATATCTCAATCTCCTTTTCTTTCATTCATTGCAATTTTCTATTTTTCTCATTGATTGCCTCATGTCAAATTTGAAGTTGTCTAAAATCCTTTTAGCCTTAATTCCACATAAAGAACAAACTACAATGTCATAGCCTTCTTTATCACTCACAGCGTTTTGTTTTACCCAATGGTGTTTTGGACTTATGCAGGAATAAGACTTTGGTTTACGGATTTTTGATTTCGTGCACTTATCTGATTGCTCAACATTTCCGCACCTTGCTTCTATGCGAGATAAAGAAACATAAGCATACGCTGCACCTTCACCACATTCAAAATTCAAGTGATTATTGAATGCCTCTTTATCAAAGCCGAAATCCTTTCCACATCCGGGACATCTGTAACCCATAGCTAATCTCCTTTCTCTTTAATCCGTTCCAGTACATCCCTGTTCGCTTCTAATATTTCATCGAAAGACGGGATGGGCATATAAGCGACAACATTATAAGTATATCCAGTTCCATATATGAGCCAAGATTTATTATTCTTATTATATTGAGCTACGTATATCACTCTATTGTCAAGAACGACTAAATATTCTTTGTTTTCCTCCGGCAACCGCTCCTTAACACTTATCCACGGAGATTGCTTGGACTGCCACTCTGCACCACATTGAAAATCTTCCATACTATCAGCATGACGTGAAACGTAGGTATCCGCGTCAACTTCTTTCAGAACGTCTTTTCTGAACTTCGTTTTATTAGTAGCATAATCGTATGCTGCTTCTTCTACTGTCTGTTTCATATCTCTCCTTTCCACCTATCCTAGCAGCATATACATTGCTACTAGGAATAGATAATAAATTGTTGTTTTACTCATTTTTGTTCAGTTTTGCTCTAATTTATTCTAACGTACTTACCTGCAATATCACAAGTTTTTATTACCTCCGCATTATCCTCACCAAAAGCGATGAGAATACTACCACAGCCGGGAGAATCTCCACGAGTTCCGTCTGGACGGAAGAATCTGATTCGGTTACGCAAGAATTTCATTGCCGTTGCCTTCTCGAATATCACATCCTGAAACATCTTTGAATCGCAACGATTGAAAAGTAAAGCAATGCCGTTTCCATGTTCTGCCATCCGTTTAACGAAACATTCTATAAGAGGACGGGAATAAGGTGGGTTCAACCAAACGCGACCTTTCCATTCCTGTTTTAATCCATCGTCATTTTTGTTGTACATGACATTTGCCGTTTTATAGGGGGGGGCTACTGGGGCACATGGGTCTAAATCAAATTCACCCAATGCGTCTATAATTTCTTTCGGTGTGTACCATTCATCGGTACTATTAGCCGATTTTTCAAAAGTTGTATTCATTTCTAATTTGTTTGAAGCTAATTAGGTTACATCATTAATACTGATTTCTCCTTTTAAAACTCGTTCTACCTGCCGGTCAAGTAATTCTTGAAATTCTATTTGGCATATAAGAGAGCAATCCGGTATCATCTCTTCCGGCATTTCTCCACGGTTAGGAGAAAGCTCATCAAGAAATATTTTTCCAGATTGGTCTTTCAGACACGTTGCTCCTACTTCTCGTTCAATTTTAGCCATCCGATCAAACACATTCGGGAAATCCTTCCGTATCTTATTCCAGTAGCCCATTCCACCTTTGACACAACCGATACAATTATTGTTATTGTAACCCATCTTGTACATGGCAGGGATTTCAATGCCAGCTTTCCAAAGCATTCCCATTGCATCTTGCTTGGTTATCTGTCGCTCGATAAGTGGGAACAACGGCTTTGTATCAGGATATTGCTGTTTAAAGCGGACAGCACGGTTTATTTCTTTCGGGTCAAAGTCGAATCCCCAGACTTGACCGTCCCAATTTCCCAACTCTTTTTCCAGCTTGTAACGGACTTGTTTCTTTAATTCGAATGTGCAAGCTGCACCAGTAGGACCATTAATAAATCTTTTCTTAGCCAACACATCCTCTACGTTAAGATACTTATCGCTGCGAATGGTATGAATTGGCCGCCCGTACCATCTCTCGCAATCTGAGATAAATCGGACATTATCTGGATGCCCGGAACCTGTTTCGATATAATAGAGTTGTACATCGTTATACAAGTTCAATGCTATCTTACAAGCTACTGCGGATGTTACACCGCAAGAAAACCATGCTATTATCATTTGATTCCTTTCTAATCAGTTATTAGTTAATTGGCAATTTCATAAAGCACATCCATATCGTTTTACTTTGTCGGCCAGTGGTATGCCCAAACAAAGGCTTATAAGGTATAATGGATAAAACTTCATTGACTTTTATTTCACTCTCACTCCATTTGAATACCAATGTCCCGTTGGGCTTTAGGACACGCATACATTCATCAAAACCGCTTTTTATCATTTCTTGCCAATTATCCGGAAGCCTACCATATTTCTTTGCCATCCATGATGTTTTGCCAAGTGTTTTCAAATGAGGTGGGTCAAATACCACCATGTAGAAAGAATTGTCCTCAAACGGCAAGTGGGTGAAATCGGCTATTATATCCGGTTTTATCTCTATGGTCCTGATTTTATCTCTATCCTTGGCTGTTACTATCTCCGATCTCTTATCAACGAATAAGGCAAGAGGATTATGTTTGTCAAACCAAAACATTCTACTGCCACAGCAGGCATCTAATATTATTTTTGTTTCACTCATTTCTATATCTTATTGAAGTCATTAATATAACTACGCCCAGCATCAGTTGGACGATAAACAACATCACCAAATGGTCCAGCCGATTTCGTCAACAAACCGTTTTTTACCATTTCTTCTAAATCGTCGGAAGGCTCACTATATCCACTCCATCCTTTTTTGCAGATATTGCCTAAATGAATAAGCTGCATCTTACTTAATTCTAGATTCATTTGGTTCATATTTATTCGGTTTTTAACCATTTCCCTGATGTCTGGTAAATGGTAATTATTGGCAATTAAATTCTAATTGTATTATCAGTTAACTGTTAATCAACTTCCACTAACTCACCGTTTTCCAGTCTATACCATGTATCAGCCTTGACAACTTCACCATCGACTAATACAGCCTTCCAATCGACAATATCATACGTATCTTCCTTTTCCTCAGCTATGACCAAAATTGCACCTATTCCGCCTTTTACCTGAACATTGTTACCTCTTGCCACTGACAAACCATTTGATCCGGTTGAAGCCTTTCCTCTTGCCGTGGCAGCACCTCTATCACCAGCCGTGGCAGCACCTCTATAACCAGCCGTGGCAGCACCATAATCACCAGCCGTGGCAGCACCTCTATAACCAGCCGTGGCAGCACCATAATCACCAGCCGTGGCAGCCCCACTATCACCAGCCGTGGCAGCACCATAATCACCA